GGCCCTATAGGCGCCACGGGAGCCCAAGGACTTACGGGCCCTATAGGCGCTACGGGAGCCCAAGGACTTACGGGCCCTATAGGCGCTACGGGAGCCCAAGGACTTACGGGCCCTATAGGCGCTACGGGACCTACGGGAGCCACAGGACCTACCGGAGCCACGGGACCTACCGGAGCCACGGGACCTACGGGAGCCACGGGACCTACCGGAGCCACAGGACCTACGGGAGCCACGGGACCTACCGGAGCCACAGGACCTACGGGAGCCACGGGACCTACCGGAGCCACAGGACCTACCGGAGCCACAGGACCTACCGGAGCCACAGGACCTACAGGTCCCGCACCAGCTGGAAATCAAGGCCAGTTTATCTTTCTTTCAAGTACAGGAGTTGCGAGTGCAGCTAACGTATATCAGAGCATCACGAGCAACAGTGTCGGCATAGGAACGACTAACCCGCAGGCTAATCTTCACGTCGTGGGAAATGTCTATGCTTCTAATGGGCTCTCGACTACGAACGTGGTGGCATCCGGAACTATTTCATATTCATATGACCTTGTTCAACAAGGAGCCTATCTAAATCCTACGACCGCAAATTCTTCAACAATTATTCAATGGTATCAGCGTCTTGTCACAACGACAGGTCAGCCATTTTGGTCATTAAATTCAAGTCCTCAGTTAGGTCCTCTAAGTCCGTTTGGTGTTGTTGGATATAACACAACAACCCTTTTGAACGATGGCCGTGTTCTTTTTAATCAACTGGGCTCTGGAAATAACATAGGATTTTTCACACCCGAGAGGAACCAATTTAGTTCTGTATCGGGCGGATTCACTATAGTTTCGTATGATTATACTGGCGCCATCCAGATTCCGGATGGTCGCGTTATATTTATACCATCAAATCAGCAAAGGGTTGGTGCTCTCAACCCAATAACTTACTCTTTTACGACGTATTCAACTGGGACAGTGAGTGTTAATAATGCACATTGGGGTGCTGTATATGAACCATCCGGAAACGTCATCATGACACCTACAACTACTTCTAACGTAGGCATTTTTAATACTGGTACAAATTCATATTCGAGAATATCATTCCCAAGTGACGTAGCACAGTTAGTGTCCCCCCTTTACCACGGTTCGGTACTTTTGACGGATGGCCGCGTTCTTTTTGTTCCGAATAACACATCTAATATCGGAATATACACTCCTACGACTGCTACATACACAAATGTGACCGTAACAGTAAGTGGGTCTTATGCGGGCGGCTGTCTTATGCCATCAGGGAATGTGTTCATGGTTCCGAACACGGCTTCATCAAATGCAATAATTTACAACCCATTCTTAAATACTCAGAGTAATGTAAATGGTCTCAATGGGCTTTTTTTTGGCGGCCCTAACGGCGGCAATGGCGCGGTAGCTCTCCCTGATGGAAGAATAGTCATTTTTCCACGGCGCGACGGCTCAAGTGGTTCAATTGTTGTATATAATTCAGTCACTGGTACATTCAATCAGGTGGCGGGTTCCTCCTCTGTGACATTTCAAAACGCAACGACAGCTCCTTCGGGAGGGACACTGATACCAGACGGGCGTATAATATTTGCGGGTTCGGGCACATATGGCGCATATGCATTGGATACACGCACACCCGCCCCACGCGAGTTCTGTCTTCACCCTTTTTTTAATAAGTTCTAGTAATAGATATGGCATCGGAATCCATATATTTTAATTCAAAAAGTATAGTTGGAGCAACAAGTGTCGTAGTCGGGTCAACATATCTTCCACAGACAACTCTTCAAGCGACCGGAACGACCACGCTCATCGGAAACGTGTTCGTTCAGGGGGGCGTATTATACCCCCCTAGACCCATGACAGCAAATACAACTTCAATATCTGGATTTGCATATGGAAATGGAACATATGTAGCATTTGCACCGGAACAATCAAACCCTGCTAATGCGTATCTCGCGTTTGATGGTGATATTACTACGGTATCGGATTCGGTTACTACATCAGGTTTCCAAGTTTACAGTAGTGCATTCCCCTATAACTACAGTAATACAACAATTACGGGAGGATTCAGTAACACATTCGACGTGACGAGCACAAATTATCCGGGAGTCTATATCCAACTCCTAATGCCTCCTGCGGTGCCACTAGTTCTTGAATATTATACTATTTTTCCCACCGCCATCACTAGGGGCCCTGGAACGTGGCGTGTTTTCGGATCTCAGACGGGCGCTATTGGTTCATGGGTCTCATTAGATTCCCGTGCATCTATAACGTGGGCCGACCCACAAGTATCTCAGACGTTTTATCTAAGTCCTGTACCGGTCGCATATTTATATTTTCGTCTTTCGGTTCAAAACTTGGCCGGAAATAGTCAAATTCTTGATGTCAGTCAGTGGAACCTGTACGGTCGTCCTCCAGTTCCTGCAATGTCTATTCTTGGAGGAGATTTGTCGATTAGTTCGGGTGGCGGACTTATTGTAGGTTCTGGTACAATAGGTTCAAATGTGGCAATTTTCTCAAACGTCGGAGGAGGTTCGAATGTTGTAGTAATTAATTCAAACGCTTGGGTCGGAATAGGGACGACGTCACCTACGGCAAGTTTACACGTCTTGGGAAACGCCTTCGCCTCAAATGCCCTCACCGCCCCTAGCCTCTTTGCCTCGAGCAATATTACAGTCGGCGGGGCTTCTGTAGGTTCAAACATAGCTGTATTTTCAAACGGAACAAATATAACAGTTATCAACTCAAACGCGTGGGTCGGAATAGGGACGACCAACCCCACAAGTTCACTACAAGTCAACGGGAACGCCTCCTTTGCCACGGACACATTTACAGTCCCTTTTGCGACCGTCGGAACTATGAGTGTTCTGAGCGGTCTGACGATCGGTCCGAGTTCAACCATACTTGGGTCTAACTTGGCCGTCTTTGCTAACGCCTCAGGAGGTTCGAACGTGACGATATTTACAGGGAATGCTCTGAGTATAGGAACATTGACTCCAACAGCAACTCTTCATGTTGTTGGGTCAATGGGGTCTAACATTGCGGTATTTTCAAACGGATACAGCAACGGAATTTTCGTGATAAATCAGTGGTCCAATGTCGGCATAGGATTGGCTAATCCTCAATTTCAGTTGGATCTGTCTACCGATGGAGGCCGACAACCAACAAGTGCGAACTGGAAAACAGGTTCAGATCAACGCGTTAAATCAAATATAGTCGCAGCGAACCTAATCACTTGCTACAACACTATAAAATCACTAAATTTAAAATATTTTCAGTGGAATTTTCCAGACATGCAACCTATAGATCAGCATTCCCTGGGATTTATAGCTCAAGAAGTCGTTAATTATTTTCCAAAGGCGGTCTTTCCTTCCGACTCTCACGGGTTTCCAGATTTCCTCAATATCAATGTAGACCAGATAGTGAAGGCGATGTATGGCGCTCTTAAGAAAACAATAGATGACAAGGAGGCCCTGGAAGAGAAACTCGAGTTGGCCCAAAATGACATAGACCTTTTGGAAACGCGCCTAAGTGATCTTGAGGCGCTCGTGAGGACCCTGCTTCCTCAAAAGGAGACGACCCAGACAGGACCGCGTTCAGCTGCGCTCATTAACCAGATGTAGTTTTTGTTGGTAAAGGATTTGTAAGGGGTGTGCGTGCCCATAGAGTTTGGGCATCGGCACTATTTATAGGCGCACTGAACAACATCATTTCCGACATGTACCCATAGGCTGTACGAAATGTCAAACCCGAGCTGGGCGCATTTATTGAATTGAAAAAAGAAAAACTGGAAAAAGATTGTCTCCCTTGGGTTCCTATGACTTGGTTCCACACGGATGCCGTAGAACTTCCTTGATTTCCAATTCTGGCCCCAGTGGTTTCGTTCACCATTTGCCCATACGAATTATTAAGGTAACAATATGAGCCGTTAGTTCCCAGAAAATCCTGACCAGCGCGGTTACCTCCAGCAGCATCTCCGAACACGTTTAGATTAGCAAATCTAAACCCTGTGTTGTCAAGTCCATTGGACCCCAGTAAAGTCGTATAAGCATTAAATGCTGTACTCATATTGTAATTGTACAATATTGTCATTACTCCAGTAATTGATGAAGCGGTAGTCATACTTGCATAAAATGTAGGGGACGCATCTCGATTAAACCACAGGACCCATTGGCCAGAGTTCAAGACGAGTTGAGGCTGAGAAACGGCTGTAGCCTGTGTAAAGTGATTACCGGCACCTGACTGGTCGTACCATGTAGCTACATTTCCAGTCGTTGTGTTGAGAAACCCACCCATTGATGTGCTGTTTTGAACATTTGATAAATTTCCATAAATGTCCGCTATGAAATTATAAGTAGTATTATCAGAATTGCGGCGGACCTGAACAACCGGTCCGGTGTATGTGCTCACAAGGGCCCGTGTAGAATACAGACCAAGGGCTGAAGAAACTATACTCGTTTGGGCCAGTGGATATGTGGGTACTTTAGTCAAAGACAGACTCGGGGAAATTCCCCCAGATTGATAAATTGTTTGAATTTGTGAGGTCGAGAGGGCTTGGCCGCTGTATATACGGAGATCGTTATACTCGCAACTTATACATGAACCAGAAACAAGCCCGCTAGCGGCTGCTGCTGCCATTGAAAAACCAGTATAATATGCTGTTGCCGAATATGGTGTATGAGTACCTATAGTTCCAGGGATGCCGTTACCATATATCTGCAATTGACTAAGATTTACGACAAGAGCAACATGAAACCACGTACCTAAAGGATAATTAATAATACATGTACTGCTAGTACTTCCACCCGCACTAGATATTGCATTAATACTATTTAGACCTGTAGAAGTCCCAATAGGTATTGTACTTCCGTTACCTCCATTTGGAACCACGGGAATGAACTTTACTAACTGTGAATTTCCACCAGACGCACCTAAGTTATTTATTCTTACCCAAAATGAACACGTAAAGGGGAAATTACAGGTAAACCCACTACTTATTCCCAATAAATTACTTGCATATGCGGTTGAAACCGAATTATTTATTAACAGCGCAGATGAACCTACCCTCTGCCCAATTGAATCATAATATGGCCAACTACCATTAGAATCAACTCCCGCTACGTTAGACTTATTAAACGCAACTCCCTTAACCACATCAATCACCGAATTCTGAAAAGGCCACATGTAGGTCGGCTGAACCGTGTTCGCCCCGTACAAGTTCCCCCCGCTCTGGTAAATTGTCTGGATCTGGGTGGGGGTTAGGGCCGTGTTATATATGCGGACATCATCTATGTATCCTTTAAATATCCTTGACCCCCCGGCAATAGTTATAGTTGTAGTTGCTACAGGTACTGATTGTTGAGGGTTTGCCAGGGCCGTGATTGTTCCATTTATATAATATGTAGCATAACCAGTTGAATCATATACACCGACAACATGATACCATCCGTTCAAGAGTGCCCTTTGCGCGGTGGTTGCAGAAGAGTTATACAAGTTCCCCGGCTGATTTTGCATAATAAAACTATAAGGCGAACCAGAACCAGTGGGTCCTCTGGTGTTGTTTCCTAAAGACATTGTGAAATTATTTGTAGCAAAAAATTGTTCAACATATTGAGGCTGAAGTAAAAGATATACCCACATTGATGCTGATATAGCAGTTCCTGTGGGAAATGATGATATTGCGTATTGAATAGATGTATTACTTAATGCCTGACCATATTGCCCAGAAGTTGTATAATTATTTGAAAATTGAGATTGTATAGTATACGCAACTTCACTATTATTAGTGCCTGTATATGGGCTAAGTGAATAGGGGGTAGATGCGTTGGAAAATGTTGCCGATGTGATTGGCGTACCACCAATTATTATCCGTAAATCTGATATATATCCGGTCATTGATGCTAAATTCGTATCACCGCCAATATACCAGTTGCCAGGTGTGTTATTAACTGTACCAGAAAATGTATTAAACCCCTGTGATCCGCCATCTGTCCATACAAATATAGTATTTGATGTTGCCGTATTCTGCTGATATGTAAATGCGACATTCGCCCAAGTTCCAATACTTACAGGGGTTCCTATACAATTTGCGCTTAGCTGAACACCTCCCGCATATACGTTTGCGCTAAAATAACCCTGACTATTAAACCCGCACCACAATTGTGCAGTTGCAAGGGGAGGACCCTGAATTGCGATTGTGCACGGGAAAGAATTTACATAGACTAATGCTTCTACAAATATATTGGAAGATCCTGCAGATTGAATTAGAGTCCAATTGAGGCCTGTATTGATTCGCGTACTTGCTGCCCCACCTGTAAATGATGCGACATTTGTTGAACCACCAGGTGGCAAGTTAGTTCCAAGATTTGTTATATAAGAAACACTTCCGTTAAGTTGCCCAGGGCCTAGATTTGTACCTTGTAGACCTCCCATAGCCACCGTCGTTCCATCAAATGTCCACGCATACTGCGGACTCGGCAGCCCCCCCGAAACCGGAACCATGGTCAGATTCGGAGGAATTCCCCGAGATTGATAAATGCCGTAAATCTGGGCAGGGGTCAAAACTGATTTGTATATGCGGACATCTTGTATCTGAACAGTCGATGCCTTGGAATTATATACTTGATTTCCTAAAACCAAATATTTCATATAGTTTGGAAATGCCGAAGTCGTGTAAGTGTTGCCAGGTATCGTGTTAGCAATTGCTGTACCAGGATTAATAAGTGTAGGCGAGGCCCCTCCATATGAACATACGATAGTTGAACCAGAGGGGGGCGAACTTATAGTAACTGTGCCATATCCTGACGGGAGTCCGATAATCTGCATTCCGTTCGTAAAAGTAGACAAGGATGCCACGGTTAAGGTCACGGTACCACCCGAACCAGTTACTGAACCAGTTGTTGTTGTGTACGAACCGACTTGATTCGTTGTAACACTTCCAACTTGTACTCCATTCATATATAAAATAAAATTTCCCGACGAATCTATAGTATACGCAAAATGCGCCCATTTATTCAATACTAACGGCAAATTAAATATTGAAGTATTTAAACTCATATAGACTGAACCAGTTGCTGTACTTGTAAAAGGAAAACCAGTATAGGAAGTATATAGCCCGGCATCTCCCATAAAAATATAGGACTGACTATTCACGCCATCCAAGAGAAGTGGCAGATACCACATAGATACCGTAAAAATTTTCAAATTAAGAGCGGTGACATCATACGTTGAACATACATTGGCACCCACTGGAGCTGTACTATTATAAAAATAAGCAGACTGACCATATAGACCCTGCGTGTACGTTGGCGGTATAGGTGTGGCAGCAGAATAACTTATTGGTTGAATTCCAGATATAGAATCTACATTTGAAGACTGTAAAGGTAAAAAGAATACTGGCTGGGGCGCTGATGCCATCTAATACTCTGTGAGGAAACTTAATTTTGATAAATAATTACGTATCCATCCTGTCCAGGAGCGGTCGCCGAACCATTCCCCGTGACTGAATTTCCAGCGGAGGCAACCGTAAATGTCGTCATGCAGTAACTATTTCCCGTCCGAGCGGGAGAAGAAGACGAGGGCGTGCCTCCATATCCTCCATAAAATCCTCCGCCACTCCCTGGTATCTGAGATGAATTTGCGTTCCCTGCACGGCCTCCGCCACCCCACCCACCTGAGCTCGTCAGGCCTGCCGCCGCCCCCATTCTTGGAGTAAATCCTCCATTCGGGACGTTTTCGGCCATCCATGAGCTGGCTCTCCCTGGTTGAGCATATATACCAGAACCAGTATTTGTTGCGTTGTAAGGCTGGGTCGAAGTGGGCTGAAGACCTGTTAAGCATGTGTTGACGTCAATTCCATGCGTTCCAGCAGTTCCGCCCCCACCCGCGCCTCCCGCGGCGCATATGAGCGGAAACCCAATGTATCCATTTGTGGCACTAACATCCGAGTAAGGAAAGTAGTTTGAAGTACATCCGTTTCTATGTACCGTAGTCATTCCGCCACCTCCGCCAGGCGTGGCCCCTCCTTGACCGACTGTAATTATAAGTATTTCTCCTATGTTTAGAGAAACTGTAGTCGCGATAGAAACTCCGTTTGAACTATTCGATAAACCTAAGTATCCAGTGGCCCCACTCGCCCCTACGGCCGTTATTGTGTACTTGGCTGTATATGGCACTATCCACGCCTGGTAGCCTTGGCGGTACGCGAAGAAGAACGGAACCAGATAATTTACGAGTGCTGGCTGAGCGAGATATTGAACATTGCTTGAAACGGCTGCCCACGTAGGCGCCGTCCCTGGCGTGGTTATCGCGGTCGCTCCGCAAGTCGTAAATGTGATTGTAAAATTTGAATAAAGAGGTGTTACTTTCTGTAAATAAACCATACCGTTAACTATATCACTATTATCTCCTGGATTTCTGTCCGTTGCGTAATTACCATATATAGGCGAGACGGCGGCATTGGAGCTCGTCGATGTAAGACAATAAGACCATCCGCCCGCTCCTCCCCTATTGGCCGCATATGAATAGTAAGGGGGATCATAGTCGAAATTCCCATTACAAGCTGCGCCGCCTCCAATCCAACCGCCGCCGCCTCCGCCTATTTCACTCGTGGCCGCTATAAGACCTCCAGACCCGCCACCGCCCCAGCCTCCCGAATTTTGTGTCCCTGAATTTGTACCAATCTGACTTGTGTTGTCCCCTCCCTTGAATCCACTCGCAAATCCCTGGGCGCCGATTGGGGCCGTAGAGACATCCACACCCCATCCAGCCCCAGCGTTATTCGTCGCGGCCCCCGAGGTATCCCGGCCCGCCGCGGATGGAATATCACTCGATGTTACAAAATGGGCCGCACGTCCACCGCCCTGTGTCGTCGACGATACAAAACATGGCGCACCGCCGCCTCCAGCCGCCACAAGTATTGGAACCGACAAATTGGCCGCATCTACTATACATGTCATTCCGCCACCACCCCTCCCTGGATTGGCATAGGCCGTTGGGGGCGCCGTAAGACCCTTTGAATCTCCAGTTTGACCTATGCACAGTATAAGTTGTTGCCCGGCCGTAAACTGAAAAGATCCGGCCAGTATAGCGGCGAACCCACCATAACTAAAAGCGGAAGGAGTTACAGTTGTCTCTGGGCCTATAGTGCCTCCTGGTGCGCCCGCGGCTATTACGGCATAGGTTCCAGTCGTTGTTAAAGTTACCTTCTGATATCCAGATTGATTATTATATAAAGACCAATTTGATGACCATGTTTGTGTAGTTGGATTACTGTAAAATGTAGTGGGAATAATAACTTTCTGAGCCAGTGCTGTATAAGATGGCGGCGTCTGGAATTGAGATAAAGTGGCCGCCGTATTTCCATACACATTTGAAGAATTGAATAAAAAACTGGTTAAAATCACTGGAGCGGGGGATACCCAAAATTGTACTTTATTTCCTGATGCCGCTGACCAAAATTGTACTTGATTCATTGAACCCGAACTGAAAAAACCGACGGACATTCTATTATCGGGCGGTATTAAGTTTCAGTGTATATACCATTGTTGTTTAACGTGAAGTATAATATTCCGTTTGTAAAATAAGGGAAACCGTTATAATCGCTCGCCCCGCTTGAACCTATGGGATACGACTGCGTTCCCCAATTCGTTCCTGTTCCCGATATATATTGAAGGCTGGCCGACCCGAACGTGTTGTTACATGATATATATATTACATTATTCGTAAGATCCATGCTCATTTGAATTATTCCAAATGGGAAAGTATAAGCAGTTGTAAGCGGTGTAATCGTGGCTGTGTATGGCGGGGGAATTACATACATATATTGAGAACCTCGGCCGGCAACATCCCCTATTAACATATTTGAATTTTTATCAAATACCATACCACCTATAAGTGTAATAGCAGTTGTGCCAACAATAGTATTTAGGAGAACTGATACACCAGTCGTCGGGTTAAGAGAATATATCTTTTTCCCGATGGATATGTATATGAGACCATTTAGATATTTAGAATCATATGATTCGGAGCCGGCAGTTGACAAGGGGCCTGAAATGGCGACCTCTGTTAGTGTTTTATTAAGGACATCAATAACAAGTAATACGGGTCCTCCAGTACCCGTCGCCAGTCCTGCGACTGTCCATCCATACCGAACGCCATCGGTTGGTATAGGCCCGTTGCTCTGCTGGGGAATTATAGCCCGGCCACGCGTTGCTGTGTATGGAAAGGTTACATTCCATGTATCCGTTGAACTCGTATATAACGAGTCATTGACGACTGGGGGGCCCAGTCCGCCGCCGCCCCACCAAAAATAAACAGTTCCTATTAGGGCCCACCCGTCATAGGAATTACAAACCGTACTATCAACCAAATTTATAGTTGAAATATTGTTTTTAAGATTGAAAGTTATCGGAGAGGCTCCTGGCAAGCTTGCCGTAACGGCTGTAGAAGCAAAACCTGGGCCTATTCCTATCTGAAGAGTGCTCGACGTTCCTACCTGAGTTACACCACTCGGCAAACCCGTAAAATTCCAGACTCCACCAGTCCCTTGTGACGATGTGAGCGTAAGTGTCTGAGTCTTATTAATAGAATTAAAGTACGTCTGCGTTGGCTGATATATCACAAGTGGTGAGGGCACGGGCTGTAACCACGATTGAATAGTCTGGCTACTTCCTTGTGAATAAATGCGTATACCTTGTGTACCTCCTATTGAGTTGTAAACCTGCATCTACTATTCGGCCAGTTTAAAAACTCGCTCTTTATTAGATGTCCGCCTACTTTACTAGGACTGGTGGCGCCCCCACCGCCTTTGGGGCGGCCGGCGCCGTCAAGACAGGTCTTGTGGCCAATTACCAGGTACAAGGAATCGACTTTTACATAGGAGTCAATGGCCCAGGAGTCACTGTTACCCTCCCTCCCAGCTCTCAGATATACCCCGGAAAGTCTTTCTATATAAAGGATGAGTCAGGTCTGGCTGGCACCGTGAACGCCATCACCCTCTCAGGCGGTGGAGCCAATATAGATAAATCAGCCTCAATGACCATGCAGGCCAACTTCATCTCCTTGCAGGTCCTCTGGACTGGAACGTTCTGGTCTATTATATAAGGTCTTAGTAAGGATGACTTATATTCCGGCAGTCGTAGCCAACGTCTCTACTGTCAACTCGACGACTGCGGCCCTTCCGCCCGGAGGGGTCTTTACCGGAACTCCCGAGGATGTATCTCAGTACGCATCCTTGAGTGTTTCGTACTATGTGCAGCCTCCAACGGCCACTGGAAATATTATTATACAATTTTCAAACACAAGCTCTGTGACCAACTGGATCCCTATATCCAACACGATCAGCCCCGTCCTTCCCCTCACGGCCAACGGTTTTACTCTCGACACAACCATGACCCTGCAGTACTTCCGGGCCCTGTATGTGAACGACTCTACTCAGCAGACGCAGCTTACCGTCTCGACTGTCTACCATCCTCAGGCGCGCGTGGCCCAAAAGTCCAACCGTTTCGCAGAGACTCCGACCGACACCACGGACGCTATGAATACCCGAGCCTACATCTGGGCCAAGACGACGGGTTCGGGAATCTACGAATCAATCGCAGGAAACGGTGAAAACTCTTTGGTCACGGCCATTGCCGACCCCCGCACAGCCTTTGGAGAGATTAATGTCGCTGAAAAGATGCCAGTTTCTCAGATTGACTTTGTCTACGGAATTAACACGACCATAACAAATAGCGTAGTTATCAACTCGGCCACGATCGGGGCGACCAACGGAGTCCTTTCCATAACGTCTGGGACTTCCGGGTCAGTAGGCACCCCCGCAGTTGGAGTCTTTTGTACTAAAAAGTACGCCAAGTATCGCCCGGGCCAGGGAGTCGAGACCGTCTTCACGGCCGCGTTCAGCGCCGGACAGTCCTCTACCATCCAGTTTGCGGGGGCGGGCTTTGTCACAAACTCCTTCGGAAGCCTTCCAGTAAGCAACATCGTCGATGGGATCGGAGCCGGATACAACGGAACCTCTTTTGGTTTCGCATGGTACGAACACGGCACGGCTCACTGGGTTCCTCAGGCCACTTTCAACTTTGACCGCCTGGACGGTTCGAATACAGTCAACAACAAATCTGGATTTAACATAGTTCCCGCAAACATCAATCTTTATAAGGTGAAGTTTCAATATCTAGGAGGGGGGAATATGTTTTACTATGTGATGAATCCAGTCAACGGGCGGTGGATCTTGGCCCATATCATACAACTCGCAGGAACCAGGACTGTTCCGGTATTTGCAAACCCCACAATGCCCATAATGTACTATGCAAATAGCTACTCGGCATCGACCGTAACGGTCAGCGGAGCCTCTGCCGCTCAGTTTCTCGAAGGTTTGCGTTCTTTTTTGGGCCCCAAGGGTGGGTTTGATTATAATCAAAATGTAGGCGCTGGGACACAGGGATCCCCTTCGCTTGTTTTTGCCCTTCAGAATGCTATAACTTTCAACGGGCAACCGAACCGTTCGCAAGTACGTATTCGAACATTAGCATGCAGTTCAGCCGGTTCCTCATCTTCACAAAACGTCTTTAATATGAGAGCCATCAGGAACCCTTCAACAAGTCTGACTGGTTGGACAGCCTACAACGGGACGTGGTCTTCTGGAAATATCGTGACTGGACAGTCAACCGTGAGCAACTGTATACAGTCGACCACGATAACGGGCGGGGCGACAGGCTTCACAACGGCTCTAGGAATAGGAGCCTGCCAGATTATTGACATTCAGAATTATGATATAGTGTTGTATCCTGGAGATATTTTGGCTTTTTGTGCATATTCCTCCACGGGAGCGGGGTATGTGGATGTGGCCGTCACGTGGGTCGAGGACATCTAGTGCGTCCCACTTTCTAAAAAATAAAACAAAATAAATTTAATGTTTCTGACATGGATGGGCTCAGAGCTAACAGTCATTGACGAGTCGGACGGGTCAGTCTGCCATGTGTTCGAGCGGGGTGATGAGCCCCGACACTCTTACAAATACATGGCATCCTGGATTGAGAAAAACTGGTCTGGTGACTTTATTGGTGCGTGGGACAGGGCCAAGCAGGTCTGGTCCAACGTGGATGTCCAGAACCAGATGGCTCTGTGGTCAATTGATCAGCAAAAAGAACAAAACTTTAAAGATATTCGAGAGGGACTCTTGGCCACCCTGAAGGAGTACCAGGGAACCCCGGAAGTCAAGCGGCTTTTTGAGGAGGCCCTGAAGGATTTGAACTACTGATCAGAAACCATAAGCCACATCAGATGGCACAACAGAACATACACAAGTGCATGCAGGAGGACGCCCATCTGAGTAGGCCGTCCTGTAGCATCCGCGACCCGAGGACCGAACACCTTGCCTGTCAGCATAAACATCCGAGGGTTGGCGATAAGAAAGAAGGCGAGGAAAGGAATGATCTTCTTGCTAGTCATTTATAATAGTAGTAGATAATAATGTCGACTCCGACCATCTGGTACTACGGGGACCAGACGATAACAGGAAACTACACACAAAATCAAAGTTTGACTCTCTCCGGACAGACACCAATCTTCCTAACGTATGCTAACGTGACAACCGCAAGCGCCACATCAAATGTAGGCTCGGCTGGAACTCCCTGGTCGGTTCTTTATTCCAAAGGGGCGAACGTAACTGTCATGAATGTAACAAGTGTCGGACAGCTTTACGTGAATTTAGTAGGACCTATTCCTGGGCTATGGGCTGAACTCGGTTTCAATTCAAGCACTCCAGTTGATTTGGCAGGTTTAGGGAACTGGAGACCTCCTGGATCTTGGTCGGGGTCACTTATTTCATCCGGAGGGCCTGGTAACGGTCCTTACATAAGATATACAAATCCCAATGTCCAAGGCCCTATTCTCCAAAATTTTGCATTTTATAATTTCGCATCAACAGGAATTTCTATATCTGTGTGGATACGATACGAAGCAGCGTCGACTGATATGACGGTGGCCGAGTTAGACTTCAGGGACGGAGCCCTTGCTTTTAATCTTTTTAGCCAAAAATTCGTATTCGCCGGGATTACGGGAGCCTCTGCTGCAGTCAACACCTGGTATAATCTTGTTGGTGTTGTAACCCCTTCTCGCATTGCATATTTTTATATAAATGGCGTTTTTCAGGGGGCGGGTTCTTATTCAGGAGGTCTTTTAAATCTTGGTGGAATACTGCTTGTAAATGGTTCTACCGTAACAAATTATACAGATATGCGGCTGTATTCTTCTGTACTGGGCCTCGGAGATGTTTCGGCCATTTATGCGGGTCTGGCAGTCCCATCTTCACCACCTATTGGAGGTCCTGCCAACATCCTGGGAAACATCTTCACGAGCAATTCGGTCACGGCTCAGACAGTCAACGCCACGACCATGAATACAGGAACTCTTTCTATTGTAACTATTGCCGGGACTCTAGGCATCGGCACAGCGACTCCTCCCGCCGCGACTCTCTACGTTGGTGGGAACATATTTATAAGTTCTGATTTTGGAACTCAAAACATATGGTCCACATCAATAAATACCCAAAGTCTTAACGCTTCTACAATCGTCACATCGTCAAACATAGGAGGAACCCGTGCGAATTTATACATTTCTGGAAATGCCATCTTCACCAATGCCCTGACCGTAGGAAACATCTTCGCAACTTCCGCGAATATAAGCCTGAACGTGACGGCGGGTAACCTAACAACCTCTGGCCTCTTTTCAAACATAAATACTTATTCACTAAATACAGTCAGTCTTTTGACTGGCACGTTATCTGTAGGAACCTATGACCCCTTTACCTCTCTGAATATCATCGGAAACGCCTATGTGAGTAATGCCCTCACGACGGCCAACATCTACGCGACACTAATGAATGTCTCGGGAGTTTCAAACATCGGATATATCACCGGCCCCGCGGGACTTAACACACCCGGGAATAAGCAGACAGGGGCTCTCATTTCTGGGAACATTTTTGTTTCTAATTCTGTCCAGACTACAACTGTTTATGCGGCAGGGCTGTCGCCACCCGTGGCCAATATTGGGTCTATTCAATCTTTAAATCCTATTAATTATTCTATATATAAAGCAACTCCGCCATCAGTCACGGGTGGTTCTCTGGCGGGTTCTATAGCAACATTCACTACTGTAGGATCTGGGTCTATAACTTTCCCTGTACCTATTTTGGCTCAGGTTTTAGTGGTTGCTGGAGGTGGAGGTGGCGGGCCACCCACGGGAGCAGGCGGAGGCGGAGGAGGTCTTATTTATCAGGCATCACAATACATTCCTGCAGGTACCTATACAGTCACTGTCGGTTCTGGAGGCGTGGGAAGTTCTGCTGCAAATACTCCAAACCAGCAGGGCGGGAATTCACTTATATCTGGTACAGGAGTTTCCATTGTGGCAATCGGTGGCGGAGCAGGCTCGCCATCTTATGGAGCGGGTGGAACGGGTGGGTCGGGCGGCGGAGGAGGGGCCGGGACGGCTGGAGGTGCTGGTACGGCAGGACAGGGTAACTCTGGAGGTGCGGGGGCGGGAGGCTCCAATTATCCTGGTGGAGGCGGAGGTGGCGCTGGAGGAGCCGGAGGCGACGCAACGACCAGCGCTCCAGGAAATGGCGGAGTTGGCTTGCAGTATTCAATAAGTGGTACGGCCAAATATTATTCAGGAGGTGGTGGCGGCGGATGGAACGGGAGCACATCAGGAGGGACAGGAGGGCAGGGCGGCGGCGGGGCGGGAGGTTCTCCCGCAACAGCAGGCACGCCAAACACAGGTGGAGGAGGCGGAGGTGGCAATAATAATGGCGGCTTGTACCCTGGAGCAGCAGGAGGTTCCGGGATCGTTATAATTTCAATAACTCAATATTTGCCTTCGGCGTCGCCCGCCATACCTGGAAATGTCTACGTGAGCAACTCCCTGACTACCACAAACGTCATAGCCACTGTAGCCAACAGCACGACCCTGAATGTCTCGAGCATCGCCTCGCCACTCGGAATAGGGACCACAAACCCGACGGGAACAAGTCTGTATTTTCAAGGAAATGCATACGTGACGAGCAATCTGACAGCCGTGAATATTTACGCATCAAACGCAAATGCCTTGACTACTTTCATCACGAGCACTACTGGTCTTCTCAACTTGGGCACGGGTGGGGCCACAGTGACTCTGCCGGGCAACGCTTTCGTTTCCAACGCGCTCACGACTACTAATATCTATGTAACAACTACGAACACCTATACCATAAATGCACCAACTCTTATAGTCCCGGTCAACATAGGAGGAACTCGGGCCAATCTATTCGTATCTGGAAATGTCTACGTGAGTAACTCCCTCACGGCGACGAATGTGTACGCAACGACCCTGAACACCACAAGTCTCAACGTGCTGAGCATCTACGGGCCGGTTGGCGTCGGAACAGCAACCACACCGACCGCAAATCTCTTCATAGTTGGAAACTTGTATATCAGTGGAGACCTCACAACGGTGGCCCTATTTTCTGGAATCATCAATACTTCCGTTATCAACATGACCCAGACTCTCATACCTGGTGCCATCGGCGGAACTTTGGCAAACCTTTACGTTATAGGAAATGCCTTTGTGTCTAACGCTCTCTCTACGACTAATCTCTTTGCGACCACGGCAAATACTTTAAAAATAAATAGTCCAAGTTTTTTCATACCTGGGGCCATCGGTGGAACTGCGGCCAACCTTTACATCCAAGGGAACGTCTTTGTGTCTAACGCCCTCTCTACGACTAATATATTTAGTAATTCAGTTTATAGCCAGACGATTAATACGGCGAGCGCTGTGATCGCGGCTGTCCCTATCCAATATCTGACGCCAGTGATGACATCCGACACTACTCCATCTGGATATAGCACGGGTGGGACTTTTATCGGTGGACGATGGCGTGCGTTTGATCGTGATGATACGTCATATACTTACACTCCCTCGAATTATGCAGGTGGGTACAATGGAACCAATACAACAACTGTTTCAGGTGTTTCATATGGTGGAGAGACTTTATCAATAACATATCCAGATTCTCGGACGGCTCTATCTTACAGAATGAAGACGTATACGACGAACCTCCCTGGGTCATGGGTTATAGGCGGGTCAAATAATGGAGGGGCCACATGGACTTTTGTTGATACTGATTCACAATCAACAGCGCAGTGGACGGCCGGGGGGTTTGTATATACTAAAATTATTTCTTCTCCTTCAAGTTATAGTAGTTATATTCTTATTGTCCTTACGGCTTCATCTGCGGACACGGGTTCATTCTTATATTACGCGAGTTGGGATTTGTCAAGCCCGGCGACAGCCTGGACCCCGGTGAGCAGTACCCTTAACATCCTAGGAAACGCTATAGTATCCAACGCCCTCTCTACAACCAACGTCTTTGTCACGGGAACTTCAAATATAAATTCAATTAATACTGCTTATTTTTACACAAATAAGGTGGGTTCCACGGGGGCCGCTTTGGGAGTTCAAGGGAACGCTTACGTGTCTAATGCCCTGACGACTACGAATATCTTTGTTTCAGGAACTCTAACGGCAGCCACTATAAATACGGCGGGTCAAATCTTCCTTTCAAATGCATCGGTCGGTTCCAGTCCTCAAGGTGCAACCCTGTACATACAAGGAAACGCGTTCATTTCCAATGCACTAACGGTTACAAATGTCTACGCGACGGGAACTCTCAATGCGGCCACGATAAATACAACGACCCTCGTAGTCACGGGCAATCTAGGAGTCGGCACTGCGAGTGCGCAGGGAGCCAATCTCTTTGTTCAAGGTAACATCTACATATCGAACGCCCTGACTATCAACAATGTATATGTTTCAGGAACTCTCAATGTGAACTCGCTAAATACTTTTAGTGTTATTTTCAATAGCAATCTTGCCATAGGGACAACAAGTGCTGGCACTACCAATTTGTATGTACAGGGGAATGTCTTCGTAACGGGGACTGTAGGTGGTTCAAATATAACAACGACAAATCTAATTTATACAGTTGAAGATCTGACTCTGCGTTCTCCTCACCTAGTTCCGAACTCCATCAATGGCCCTGTGATTCAAGCATGGATATCTGGAACATGTAATGCCTCGAGTCAGCCGCAGCGCTCCTTCTGGCCGACTTCACAAAAACCAAATTTTTCAAACGCAACTACTATCTCAAAAGGATATCAGGGTAGCGTCCTTCTGCCAGATGGCCGAGTTCTCTTTGTCCCATATTACGCGCAAGTAGCTGGATTTTACCAACCCACAACTCAGTTCTTTTCAACAGCACCTGTTACAGGTATGACAAGCGGTAACTTCTCATACGGAGTTCTTCTGCCTACGGGAAATGTTATATTCTGTCCACAAGTTTCAAATGTAGGTATGTACAACCCACTAACTTCCACCTTTTCAAATGCCGCCTCACTTCCAGGGGGGTCTTACTCGGGATCTCTCGACCCATCTGGGAACGTTATATTCACTCCGATGGGTACTCCATCGAATATAGTTCACTACAACTACACAACCGGGAACCAGACGAACTGTTACGCCTTGAATTCTGCAACGCCTCCGGCCAATCCTTGGTCATCATTTTCATCCCTTCTCCCCCAGACTTCCAACTTGGTAGGAATCGCATGGTCTCCTCAGCTCGGGATATTTTGTGCAGTATCTACAAATGCGCCTTCGGCCATAAGCCCCGATGGTATCAATTGGAAAGTTGGCACATCCACGGTCTACGCAGCTATTAATGTTGAGTGGTCTCCTGCGCTCGGCGTCTTTTGTATGCGTGTCTGGCAGACGACGAGTACGGCCACGAGCCGCGATGGTCTCACGTGGACCCTGGGTTCCGCACAGTCTACTGTATTTTCTCAATATGCTCCATCAGTTACAACCTGGTCGCCTCAATTGTCTCTTTTTTGTGCAGCAAGTACAAATTCTCAAACTCCCGGAGGGGCGGCGACGAGTCGAGACGGCCTCAATTGGACCCTGGGTTCTCTGGCAACCAATAACTGGGAAGGTATAGCGTGGTCTCCTCAACTTGGTATATTCTGCGTCGTGAGTAATAATTCTTATCCAACGACAGCAACGAGCCGCGATGGCCTCACGTGGACAACGAGCACGAGTCTTCCGCAGGACCACTGGGACTCGGTCGCTTGGTCTCCTCAACTCGGGCTTTTCTGTGCTGTGTGCTATGTGGCGCCAAATTTGAGTGTAGGAAACAAGTCTGCTACTAGTCGCGATGGCGTAACATGGTCTACTACAAGCGTAAACTTGGCTCGACAGCAGTGGCAGGCGGTGTCGTGGTCTCCTCAACTTGGAATGTTTTGCGCAGTTGTAAATAATGTGGGTTTTTCTGGTTCGGCGTGTTCTGCCCTTAGCCCAGATGGAGTGAACTGGACGGGATATGTCAACTTGCCAGCGAGCACTATAAGTTTGAACGATTTGGCCTGGTCCCCTCAACTCGGCGTTTTTTGTACGGTGGGGGTGAACGCTCCAACCTTCACAACCGCTGGTTCAGCCATAACTTCTGGTTTGCGTTCGGCCATACAGTCCGGATCGCTTCTTTTGCCTACTGGAAATATCATCGCCGCCTCTCCTGGTTCTTCTAACGTGATCCAGTACAATCCATCAACCCGAACAGGCTCGAACCTATATGTGGGTACGGCCGGATTTAACGGCCTTGTATTGGCCCCGAACGGCAATGTCATAGGGGTCCCTCAAAACTCAAATATCATAGTCATAAATCCGAGCAACTTTACATCTTCAAACATTCAGGTCCCACTGTCTAACGCCAACTGCGTCACATTCTTTGGAGGCGGCTGCTTGACGCCATCAGGCAACATCATCTTCTCGCCATCCCTCACATCGACGGCAAACGTGGGTTCTTCAAATGTGGGTATGTTTGATCCCTCTGCTATGACCTACTCTAATTCTTCTGCGGCGGGTTTGGGGTTTTCAGGCGCGACCCTTGTTCCCAGCGGCCAGGTCATCTTTTGTCCTGGAACATCTAATCTAGGCGTGTTTAATACCATGACCCCAGTATCAAGAGAATTCTGCCTTTCACCATATCTTAATAAATTCTAGACATCTATTAGATGGTACTGATTACCAATTTCGGCGACGTGACGACGACTGGAAATATGACAGTTTATAACAATTTAACAGTTCTCGGCGCCTTCACGTCATTTACAAACGTGTTGGTGGGAGGCACTGCTCCTTTGAGTATAGGAACTGCAGCAAGTCCTTTTAGTCAGGTCTTCGCGGCCACCTTGACAGGCACAACAGCCAATGTGACCAGCATATATGGAACCCTGGGTTCCGTGGGAGTAGGCACCACAAATTCAGGACAGGCCGCCTTGTTTGTTCAGGGAAACCTCTTTGTGAGTAACGCCATCCAAACGACCAATCTCTACGCGATCACGATAAATGCCACAACTGTAAATGCTCTTTTTATAGTAAATTCATCTGGTTCTTTGGGTATCGGTACAACCAACCCCCAAGGAGCAAACTTGTATGTTCAAGGGAACGTGTTCGCAAGCAATGCCCTGAGCACTCCTAATATCTTTGCCGTATCTATAAACACTTATTCAATAAACACAAGTACGCTTATTGTTTCTTCAAATATTGGAATAGGAGTATTCCCAGGTCTGGCCAACCTCTATGTCTCTGGAAATGCCATTGTGACTAATGCCCTGACCACTACCAATATATTCGCCAGTAATCTGACGGTTCTTGGGAATCTTTACGTAGGAGGGTTTGTGAATGCTCCGAACGTGACTGCGACCCTGGCCAACTTAACTACTGTTAATACGGCGACCGTGGTAGCCTCTGGGAACGTGGGTATAGGAACGGTCCCTACTCTTGCAAATTTATATGTGCAGGGGAATGCTTTCGTGAGCAATGCCCTGACCACAACAAATATCTTTGCGACGTCAATAAACACAACAACAATTAACCTTACAAGTCTATTTACCCAGAGTGGATTCTTGGGTATAGGAACGGCCAGCCCATCACAGACGACTCTATATGTCCAAGGTAATATATATGCTTCAAATGCCTTGACCACAACGAATATATACGCCACAACCGCCAATGTGGGCTTTTTAAACGTTGTGTCTCTCTATGTAACTACCAATATAGGTATTGGCTCCAATCCGGGAAATACAAATCTTTACGTCCAGGGCAATGTCTTCATCAGCAACGCTCTTCAGACGACCAACGTCTTTGCCCAGACTCTAAATGTAACAACTCTCAATACCGCAAGTATATTCGGGCAATTTGGTTTTATAGGTATTGGAACGACCAACCCTGGAACCACGACACTTTATGTTGCGGGAAATATTTATGCTTCTAACGCAGTTACAGCCACAAACATCTTCGCAACTACTCTGAATGTGACGACTCTTAATACTCTTTCACTATTTGCCTCAAGTAATGTCGGAATTGGAACATCCAGTGCGGGAACAACAAACCTCTATGTACAGGGGAACGTTTTCGTGAGCAACTCCTTGACAGCCACAAACATCTTTGCGACTACTTTAAATACTACGACTATAAATACAGTCTCTCTAGTAGTCACAAGTAATATTGGAATAGGAACGGCCCCTAGTCTCGCCAACCTCTATGTTCTTGGAAACGTCTTGATAAGCAACTCCTTGACCGTGACCAACGTGTATGCTACAAGCGTGAACGTCACAACGGCTAATCTCACAAGCATCTATGGCCCCATAGGGTATGTTGGAATAAATACAAATAACCCGCAGGGTTTTCCTTTGTGGGTTCAGGGAAACGTCTTTGTTTCGAGTAACTTGACGGCAACCAACATATTTTCAACAAGTATTAATACTTTGGCCGTGAATACACTGAGTCTTGTGGCCACAAGCAACATCGGTATAGGGACGGCCAGTGTTCAAGGGGCCAACTTATATGTCCAAGGAAATGTTTACATAAGTAACGCCCTGACTACAACGAATGTCTTTGTCACTGGTTCTCTTAATGTAACAACAATTAACACTGTTAGTTTTTTTGCCTCGAGCAACATAGGCGTAGGGGCTCCTCCGAATCTCGCGAATCTGTATGTCCAGGGGAACGTATTCGTGAGTAACGCACTGAGTACCACAAACCTCTTTGTAACAGGAACTCTTAATGCGGCGACTATAACTACAGTCTCTCTAGTAGTCACAAGTAATATCGGAATAGGAACGGCCCCTGGTCTAGCAAACCTTTACGTCCAAGGTAACGCAATTGTGAGTAATGCGCTCAGTACAACGAATCTTTTTGTTACTGGAACTTTGAACACTTACACAGTGAACACAGTTTCTCTTGTTCTGAGTAGTAACCTGGGAATAGGGGCTGCTCCAGGCCTTGCCAACTTGTATGTCCAAGGCAATGCGTTTGTGAGTAACGCACTGAGCACAACAAATCTCTTTGTAACAGGAACTCTTAACGCTGCCACAATAAACACATCAGCCCTTGTGCTTTCCAGTAACCTCGGAATAGGGGCTGCTCCAGGTCTTGCCAACTTGTATGTCCAGGGCAATGTGGTTGTAAGTAATTCACTGAGTACCACGAACATCTTCGCAACTACTCTAACTGTGGGAACAATAAATACTTACAGTCTGATATTCACAAGTAACGTTGGTATAGGCACGGGCAGTGCCCAAGGAGCGAATCTTTACGTTCAGGGAAATGTCTATGTCAGTAACGCATTGACCGTGAACAACATTTTCGCAACCACGATAAATGCCATAACTATAAATACTAATAGTTTCCTATTTTCAACCGTGGGAATAGGTGCCTCCCCAGGAACAACAAACCTCTATGTTCAGGGAAATGTTTACGTAAGTGGAAACTTGTACTCTACAAATATTTCTTCACAAACAATTTACTATGGCGAGGACATATTCAAACGCGGATTGTACCTCACGCCCTCAGCCGCAAACGGACCAGCAATTCAGGCCTGGATTTCCGCCACGTGTAACGCCTCTTCACAGCCGACTCGGAGCTGGTGGGCCACGAGTCAGACGCCTTCTTTTGGGAACGTTGCCTACACTGGAGGACAGAGTCAGGGGGGCGTGTTTCTTCCAGATGGCCGTGTTGTCATGGTTCCATACAGCGGAACAACTGTCGGGTTCTTCAATCCAGTGACTGGTCTTGCTTCACGGGTTACACCGACGGGTACTGCTATTTCTGGATCCTATGCGGGTGGCGTATTGGCGCCAAATGGCAACGTCTTCTTTATTCCCCAAGGAGCATCTGTGGTCGGATGTTTCAATCCTCAGACAAGTACATATTCGGCCGTGACCGGGGCCGCCACTGGATTCTTTGGAGGGTGCTATTCAGCGACGGGAAAGATTATTATGGCACCGAATGGTGCGTCTGTAGTAGGTACCGTTGATCCAGTTGCTCTCACTTACGCATCATCAGGAGTTTCGGCGACGGGCTATGCTGGAACAGTGTTATTGCCCTCTGGGAATATAGTTTTAGTGCCCTGGACAGCAAGTACTGTAGCCGTGTACAATCCAGCAACGCCCGCGATAGTCACTACGACGGCTCATGGTCAGGCTAGTTCGGCATTTGCAAGCGGCGTTCTTCTTCCGAACGGGAATGTGGTTCTTATTCCGGCAAATTCAGTAAATATAATTGTTTTCAATCCAGCGACGCCCGCGATAGTCACTACGACGGCTCATGGTCAGGCGACGCCCGCCTTTTTTGGAGGCGTTTTGTTACCATCTGGGAACGTCGTCATGATGGCCCATTCTTCTTCGTACTTTGGGATGTTCGATCCAGTAGCCGCAACCTTCTCAACATTCGGGGATGCGAATGCGACTAATACAAAATACGTTGGAGGGACTTTGCTCCCAGATGGTCGGGTAGTATGCGTCCCATTTGTAAATTCAAATGTTGGGGTTATAAGCACGATGGTCCCAGTCGACCCAGCATTCTGTCTCAGCCCTTACTTTAATAAGTACTAGTTCATGGAATTAAGTTCTTTGAACTTAATAGAGAATGTCCTCAACGACTTTTTACAACTCCCAGAATCTGGTGGGAATTGGAAGCGTCGGCATTGGGACGACAAACCCTTCATATCCTCTTGAAGTTCAAACAGACACCGGGTCTGTGAATTCAACCGACACAGGTCTGAGAATTTTTTCGGGGGCCTTTGCGACTGGCACGTCAAACACGGCAGTTCGTATAGAAAAGGGCTCAGGATACGGCGGAATAATCAGCGGATACCTTTCACAAGGAGTTGGCTCGGGCTTGATGTTTTCCACACTCAATGGAGGAACTCAACAAGATATCCTTTATTTAACAAATTCCGGAAACGTAGGCATCGGGACGACTAATCCTGCGACAACTTTACAGATTTATAATTCTACTAGCGCTAGTTCCGTTGCATTTTCTGTTGCTAGTCCATTTACCGCTTCGGGTTCTGGGGTTTATTCATGGTTTGGAGTTGCTAATTCAAATTATCAATCCGGTCAAATAAATTTTCTTAATAAGGGTTCAGATACGACGAATGTTTTTCAGATTGCCTTGGCCGGGTCTACTGCTTCTGCAGTCAATATAAGACAAAATGGTGTAGGCATCGGGACGACGATTCCAGGAGCGCCACTTGCCATATACAACACAGGAGGTCATACGTCAACTTACACGGCCTATTTTCAATTACAGAACTCACCTAGTGGTTCGGCCGGTTCTACTGCTGCTATGTATATGAAAAGCGATTATCTTGGGTTTGATGTATCTGATAATGTATCAAATACCGGCGCAAATAAAAAAAATGTAATATTTGGTGAATATGGCGGAAACGTAGGCATCGGGACTGTGGCTCCTGGTTACCCACTCGATGTCGTCGGGATCGCTCGGTTTTATTCGGCAGGGTCAGGTACGGCAGGATCCAGCTTAATAATATCAGGAACCAACGGGAACTATGTATATTTGGACACGGCAACAGGAGTTGGTATGGGGTTATATACCGGTGGAGTCCAGCGTCTGGATGTGAGGAGCACCGGAGTAACAATAGCCTCACTAGCTGGTTCAGGAAATCGCGCTGTTTACTCTGATGCAAATGGCCTTCTAACAAATACAGCATCCGATCGCACATTGAAAACGAATGTCAACTCGCTCACTTACGGTCTAGAAGTTGTGTCCGAACTCGTTCCAGTATCTTTCAACTGGATAGATACAGAAAGATTCGGAACTCAGAAAGAGATTGGTTTCTTGGCCCAAGATGTTCAGAATCACATCCCTGAAGTCATAGGAACAAACTCGGATGGCACGCTTTCACTGGACTATTCAAAATTGACGTCTGTACTCGTCAAATCAATTCAAGAACTATCCGCAAAGAACACTGATCTCGAGAGCCTACTAGAGACGGCCCAGAATGATATAGATCTGCTAGAGACGCGGCTCGCTGTACTCGAGTCCATTGTCCGGGCAAGTATACCAGCCGCAGTTGTGGATCCCTCGGTGAGCCGTTCAGCCGCCTTGCTCGCACAAGCTAATTAAGTTCTTCGCCTTTTAATAGAAATGGCCGCCAAAGAGATTCTCCTTTATGGCAGCTCACAGAGCAGAGATATGACTCTCTATCCTTCAGGGAACTCGTACACCATCTTTTTGTCGAGTCCCGTGAAGAATATAGAACGTGTGGATCTAGTTAGCGCCCGGGTTCCTAACTCGATGTATAACCTAACGAATGGAGTGAGTTGCCTGATCATAGGGGGCACTACAGTCAGCCTCAACCCTGGCTTCTACGGAGTCTATGACATGGCTACGGCTCTGACCAACACAGGACTCGTCACCTGTACATACCTCACTTTTGAAGGAAAATTCATCTTTAGTTCAGCCAGCGCCTTTGGAATTCAGATTAATTCGAATGAGCTCTCGAACATCGTCGGCATACCCATTACCACAACGGCCATAGCCGCCACGCAAGTCGCCGCTTCTGGCTCAACATGGCCGACTTACGCCAACCAGTACATCTTGACCTCTAATGTGGTTGTGAATGCCTCTGTCGGAGAACAGATTTTCCTGGATATCGATGAGCTCAAGACGCCGCGGCACATCTTTACGGGAGGGCTTCAGTACGTGCAAATGCAGTCCGGTGCGACCAAATACACGACCCAACTCACTGCTGGAGATGGTCCGAGCCGAGCCTTTGCTCCGATAACACTTGACGTCAACTCTGGATTTATCAAGAACTTTCATGAAAATAAAGATTACAGAATTTCTGTTTTTTACCCTGAACCGATCAACTCCCTACAGCGACTAACTGTCAGATGGGTTGACATCCATGGCCAACCCCTTATATTCAATGGTCTTGAGCAAAACTCTTTCATTTTGCGTCTACACGTGCGGGCCAAGGTCATGGAACCGACCGAGGAAGAGAATGAACTCGAGCGCCGTGTTGCGGAGCTTGAGATTAAACGATTTATTGAGGATGTGGAAAACAAGGCTGATCCGCCCCCTCCTCCGCAGAAGACGCGCTTCGGAAGGTGGACGGTTGTCTTGCTGGCCCTTCTTGGGATTTTAGGATATGTAGTATATAAGAGATTTATCGTGCCAAATCCAGTAGGCGAATTTGGGCCTGTAGGCGTCTAAGTCCGACGGACTTAGCGAGTGACTGCGTAGACCTGGCCTGGCTTGTTGATGACAACATTGCGAGCCATAGTCTTAATGAGCATATAGACTACCACCGATAGGAGTGTTGTCAGTAGGGCAGTGATCAAGAAGAACTGGGTGGTATCCTTGGGAACCTGGACGATCATTGCCACGATGGCTCGGACAAAGTCGAGCCAGCTGAGGGAGGCGGTCAGGGCAAGAGAACCTACTATGGCGTTGAGAGCAAAAGACTCGACCTCGACTGCAACGGCACTGGCCATTTACTGTAGGTTGAGAAATTATTTAAATGCTGCCATTCCCAGGCCAATGACGGACAGGGACGTCGTGACGAGCAGGACGCGCTCACGCCAGTCCTGGGCACAGCCGCACTTCTGGCGCTGAATGGTCCAGAGCGAACTGGCCAGTGCGAAGAAAGCCACCAGGCCAAAGAGACCCAGAATCTTGGTCAGGAACATAGGTGGCTTGAGAATAAATACAACAAGGGGCCAGAGCAGAGTCAGGAAGTACCAGTACTTCAGGACCTTGCGCCGCCAATCGTTAGCACACGGGCAACCTGTTCGCTCGAGGTTAAGGATCCAACTGAGGGCCATGATATTGAGCAGAGTCCCAACGATGGCGACGCTTGGATGGAGCATTGTTACTATGAGTCAAGAAATTTTCACTCAGAGTCGTAGTCTGACTCGTCGGGCTGAATAGTTGAAAACTTTTTGAATAAATCGTCATCGTCATCAGAGTCACTCAATTGAAAAATACTAAATTTTGTTTTTTCAAATGGGCGGGGATCCCTGATGACGGCGTAGAATACACAAAATGAGTCCCCGCCTGGGTCAAACGGCTCCAGGGACTCCGTCCCGTCGCAACTTCGTTGCGCCATCTACTATTTCAGTCCTTTTCTAAAGTTATATTTTAGCGCAACTCAGGGCAAGTAAACAAGATATCCATTGTCCCCCTTTCCGTCAAATAAGTTTTTGATAGTCTTGAATCCATTAATTTCCAGAAAAGTATAGTGTCTGGCCCATATAGTCAGGATCCGGTCTGATGGGCTTCTCCACGAGGGCATTGGTTGTAAAAAGAAATCAAAATATTGATTTTTTATTCTTCCAAGGTTTACTGATCCAGCGGGTTTTGGATTTTCAGGATCAAGTGAAAAGGAGTACATATAAAATGGCTTCGTAGGTACTCGGGTGTGATAGTCTATGAACTGCGTCGTCCCAAGGTAGATGCTGGTAGCCCATAACGGGTCCACGCGGCGGATACCTTCGAAATATATACCCATCGAATTGAGTTGATTTATGTTTGAATATGTATTTGACCAGTACTGACTGCTCGTCCCTCCCTGTGCAGTATTTGAATAGTCAAACCAGTAATCTGGTACAATCGAAGAACTGTTGCGAATTGTAAAAAAGATTTCTTTTACTGGGTGAAGAAAGTCAGTCACGCACCGAACATTGGCGCTCTGGTTCGTCACGTCAAACTGCGCGATTTCAACGCTTTCACCCAAGTATATAACAGGCCCTCTGTTTTTGATAAAGTTCTTTTCTGGTTCGCTCAGGACTACAAATTCTGTATAAAAATTAAATTGCATTGATGGAATGAAAGATGGGATAGATGTTCCCGACAAGAAAGAAGACGGTGGATTGAGAGATATGCGGAAATTCATTCCAGGAACAAGGGGAAGCCCGTGTCGGAGGCACTGAAAAGGAAGGGGCACTGTGAATTTGAAAGGCGCCATCGACCAGTTTGCTGGAGTAAAAGTCGATGTGGGAGTTCCGCCACCGATTATGCTTGTGAGAGCCGCCTGCTTGCTTGTGGGGATCTGGCACTCGTTAAGAATACCTATATATTCTCCCCATAGTCTTTCTATGAGTTCTGTTCCCGAATAAAGTTCAACGTAATCTATCATAAGAATTCCCGCCTGGGCATTGAAGGATACGCCGAGGTTGGTTCCGAAAGTGAACGCCAAGTACATGGATGTCATGAGGTCTCCATTAAGTGGTATTTCAGTAGACACCTCATCTCCAAATGTAGGAACATTCTTAAAAGGAACATCTATGACTCGGCTCGCGTATAGCCCCTGGGCAGGATAAGCCTCCTTGAAAAAGGTTATTTCAGGTTTACCCGACAAGACAATGTCCTCCTGACCAAGTTGGGACAAAAGTTGCCGCCCAGCCATCTACTACTACTGATACATAATTCCAGACAGCCCATTTTCAACACGGAGAATATTATAGTTTACAGCGAATATCCGAACGGTCTTTGTAGCCAGGGATGTCAGCTCTGGTAATGTAAACTGAATATTCTTTTGATATATTCTGCTCATATTGACTGAACCAGTGGGTCTTGCGTTAAGGGGATTCCTGCACAAGGGTATCACGTATAGATTGCGTGTGGGCTGACGGGCATACTTCTCAATGGGCCCTACAAATCTCATGAAATTATCATCCATTGTACTCGCGTCTATGTAGTCTTCGCCGTTGAAGTTTATGGACACTCCGATTCCAGTATCTGTATCATAGACGTATGGACCGTCTGCCGCGTCCTGGATGATGAAATAGATCTCGCGAACAGATCCTTGAAAGTTCAAAGGGAAAGTAAGACCCGCATTCAGGCGAAACTCCGAATACTGCAATTGTCTAATTATATACTCCTGACGATGTCTAATAAACCAGTTAATCTCTGGATCTGATAAGTAAGCATAATCTACGACTACTGATGTCGTGATGGCTGCTGGAGTCGGCAGGATTCCAGGCTGTACGAGTAAACTCTGGAAGTCATTGAATGTTACCCATACTTCTAGATCCTGGAGGGGCAAGGCACAGATGGGCAAGGACAACTCGGCAGACCCGTAGAAAAAGAAGGGCAAGTTTATGTAATATGTTCGAGGATTATACACAATTGATGAATCTTTTTTCCCCGTGAGAAGCGTTAGACCTGGCTGGTTTTCTTGAGGAACAAATAAATCATTATAAATTTCAATCATCTCACCAGTCAGCGTCTGGATGGATTGCCCGCCCATCCGTAGTTCAGCACTCTGCACGAGATAAGTTCCGACCGAGTCTACGTAAGAATAAGAAATAGTAGAACCCGTGCTCGTCATGCCGACTATAGTAAAGTATGTATTTGCTGTAACATTTGTGTATATTTGACCAGCGTAAGATCCTGTAAAACCGACTCGTATCTGGTAATTATTGGCCACTTCAGCAGATGTAGGAACAGGTATTATAAGATCTGTAGTGTAGCCTCCTTGTAGACCCACGGGCAGTATTCTCGATGCTACGAGGGCAGCCTGACTCGCGTTAGCAGGGACGAGAGACGCCGCCAAGATGGCATCAGTCGCTCCCGACCATACTGTAATATTTGATACATATGCATTACTCGTTTCAACATAAGCACCTATCCTGTACTGAGACACGTTACTAAAATTTAGGTTTCCTCCTCCAGTAACGGATGTATGAAAAGAGTTCCCATAAGTATTGGAAATTGAATAAAGATTTATGTTTGAAGTACTTAATTTGTAGTTTGCCGCGTAAGTGTTACTCGCCCTTACGAGGAGGCCGTTTTGCCTAAAGTCATTTTGTTGAGAAATCTTTGGAAAAGTATTTGAACCAAAATATTCTATTCCAAAACTTGTTGTTGATATGGCGTTACCAAGGGCATTCGTATCATTTGTGGAAACAATTATAGAATAATTATTTTGACTAGGGCTGACGACTTGCACGGGGAGCGTGAAGCTGACGCTCGGACTCGATGCCTGGGGACTGTTCCACTGGGAAACCACATTAGCCTGACCAAACTTGTTGAGCCCTATGAGTTGTTGCTCAATGAGGGCTACGGAACTAATTGTGTTTGCTGAATTTACAGAAAGGGTTCCAAAAATATTATAAAGTCCAGTCGTTCCAAATGCGAAAGTATTACTCAATGTATTTGCTGTGACCTGTTGGGTGATCCCGTTTCTCGCAAGATTTGAAAAGGGTAGAGTATTATTTATAATTGCAGCATTTGCGCCAACTGTCCAAAACTCGTTCAGATCTTCCACAAGAACTTCCATATCGGCACCAATAGCACCCAAGGTGGCACCTTCAAATTCTACAAAATAATATTGAGTAGGATCTGTTACATTGACTGGTAATACAGCCTTTGTATTTTGGCCCGAGAACTGCACGTTATAAGTATAAATATAGTCGTAATCATATCCAATGGCGTATCTAGAATCAGTGGATATATGACCAATTCCTATACGGGTAGGAGCGCCAAGGCCAGTAGCGGTAATAGTAACCGCGTAAGTTCCTGGATATTTAAACTGAAGATTTCCCACTCTGGGCGTATATGAGATGAAAGAGCTCACACCTATAACATTTGAAAAATTCTGAAATTTAATGTATATAGGAGTTGTAAACTGAGCGAGTGGGTCTGTTTTGGGCTGATTAACGGGAATACCTTGGGCAACCGCAGAACCCGAGGATTTACTAGGGCCAACGAACAACAGGGAGTTGGATGCGTTCGTAGTAGCGGATGCATTGTAGGGTTTCCAGCCAGACTGAAGAACTGTAAAGTTTGTAGGTCCTCCGCCATTAAAATTCCAGTATGTTGCTGGTTTGTTATTAATAGTCCCTGTACTAGAGAATCCATTGGGATCTAGGCCCCAAAATACACCTATTGTAGTCACATCTGATGTGTAGACAGCCACACTCGTAACGGACGCCGCCAACTTAAATTGCCCCAATGAAGAGCTATATGAAATATATGGCGACAGGTCCGAGCCAAACCAAGAAGGAGATGGGGGAGGCGCAATGAAAAAAGTCTGAACGCCTGCCGAAGTATTTGACTGTGTAGTGCTTCCATTTATAAAAAGATAGGGCTGGGGATTCATGTTCTGAACGGGCTGATTCCACTGGAATTGGGTGATTGCTGGGAAAATCTGAGGTAAAGTGACTGAAAGGGTCGTGGACTGTATCATGTCACCTTTAAAGGGAATGCGGCAGATGGCCTGGCTTCCCCAATTAATTTGTTGATTTTGAAAAGGAATATTGAACGATTGAACACTAAAAGGAGTGTGCCGTCTATACACTCCCCTGAAGTATGTAACTTGTGGGGCGCCTGTAAGGTAGGCGTCTTGCATTCCGAGAGCGGCGAGTTGAACCTCTCCTGCACTCATTCTACTAACTTGCTTGGAAAAAAGGAGGCTCGGGGGGCTGCGGTCTCCTGGGCCGCGAAATATGTCCGCAACTCCCAGGATGACTGTTCAATTGAGAAAATTCGACCCCAGAACAATGGCGGATGACAAGGTCTGTATTTTCATCGGTAAGCGTGGTACTGGAAAGACGAGTCTCGTTACGGATATCCTCTGGCACAAGAAGCACTTGCCAGCGGGCATCGCCATGTCAGGCACCGAGGAGGGTAATGGTCACTACCGCAACTTCATCCCCGACCTCTTTGTGTATGGAGAGTACAACAAGTCGGCTATAGAAAAGATTATAGATAGACAAAAAAGAAATATAGCCGCCGGCAAGGTCTCGCCCGTCTTTATTCTTATGGACGATTGCATGTATGACCGAGCATTTATGAGAGACTCGTGTATACGCCAACTCTTTATGAATGGCCGTCACTGGAAGATATTCTTCATGATGACAACTCAGTACTGCATGGATATGACTCCTATGATTCGGACCAACGTGGACTATGTCTTTGTTCTTCGAGACAACGTTCGTCAGAATCGTGAAAATCTTTACAAGGCTTTTTTTGGAGTTTTCCCAACATTTGACCAGTTCTGTCAGGTGATGGATGCCTGTACGGAGAACTACGAGTGCCTAGTCCTGGACAACACCTCTAAGAGTAACGATGTTCAAAACTGCGTCTTTTATTATAAAGCAACTCTTAGGAAGAATTTCCGCTGTGGTTCGGCGGCCCTTTGGGACTTTCACCGTCGGCACTACAACCCCAAGCACGGTCTGGCTGGCTCCAAGCCAGGAGGACTAGCCAGGAAGCCTACGAATACTATAGTCGTAAAGAAGGTCTAGAGACGAGTCCTAAGGACTCGGATCCCAGGCCCCGCGGCCCACTGTGTTCAAAAAATTAAAAGACAACCATAAATGGAGCCATATGATGCGAATGGTTCTACTGAAATATCGTCTGTTATTCCCCAAGGTCTCCTCGAGACGCCGCTGAATCCGCCGGAAAAAAACGTTGGAGAATCTCAAATGGCGGAGTTCTCTACGTCACTTGACGAGATCGTTCCCCCTGGCGGGCAGATGCAAATGCAGAATATGGTGATGGGTCAGGTCCCTCCCCCATCCGCACCTATCCAGCAACAGCAACAGCAGGCCCATCACGGTAAGATTCCATTCAATATGTCCCCAGAGCAGTACATGGCAGCCCTGGCTGGTCTGGCGGCCGTCGTGGCGGGGTCCAAGCAGGTCCAGGAGCGCATAGGATCCTTCTTTCCCAATATCGAGGAGGGCTCGATGACGGCTATGCTCATCACGGCCCTTGTGGCGGCCCTGGTTTTCTATGCAGCTCAGAAGTTCTTATAAAGAAATAAACTAAAATATTTTCATGACGACTTGTGACAAATATATACATTATGTAGAAACTTCATTAAATAATGCATTTTCACAGAAATCCAAAGTTGTTCCGGAAATTCTAGAAATGGAGGGAATGTCTGGCCGACTCACTCGGCACCTTTACAATAATTTACTTGGCATGGATAATGCAAGATATCTGGAAATTGGCGTATGGCTAGGTTCCTCCACGTGTGCAGCCATGTGTGGTAACAGGGCCAACGTTGTTTGTATTGATAATTGGTCAGAATTTGGCAAGGCAAAAGAATCTTTCATGAATAGTTTTAATAAATATAAAGGTCAAAATAACGCGATTTTTATAGAAGACGATTGTTTTAACGTGGATGTATCGACACTTCCAAAGTTCAATATATATTTATATGATGGAAATCATGAGAAAGAGTATCATTACAAAGCGCTTTCTCACTATTACAATTGCCTAGATGATATTTTTATTTATATTGTTGATGACTGGAATTGGCTCCATGTGCGAGAAGGTACAATGGATGCAATTAGACAGTTAAACTTGAATATATTGTGGGGCCGTGAAGTTAAGACAACGGATGATGATACGCATCCACCGTGGGGAAGTCCTGAACAACTGGCGTGGCACAATGGATGTCTTATAGCCGTAATTTTGAAGGAACCTAGGGTCTGATATCCTCCCCGCAGTAGGGCCCGACGTCGCCCATAGTATACAGCCCATGCTCTGAGCAGTACTGCTTGAAATCTTTAAAGTTTTTCCAAAAGTTGGACGAGTGCTCGTATTCCGATACGGACGAGTGACACAACTCGTGAATTAGTACATGCATCGCTGTATTGACCCTGGTTTCTGGGTCAATACTCGGATCCATATCCATACATATGTAAATTTCGTATCCTTTGTTGACGTTAAATCCTATTGCCCCCTTGGACTTGTTCCAGCCATTCATGGCCGTGAGGATGACGCGATTCTTTATTGGCTCCCAGCGCGGGTCGAGGTTGGCGTCCGTGTGGAGTGTCCAGAGGAGCCTCTCGTATCTCTGCTTGATCTGAACCAAAAGTGGGGGCTGATCATTGAGGACAAGGATCGCCACAAGGAGTCCCAAGAGCAGCATGGCTACAACGCCCTTCATCTATTATACCTTTCGAAAAGAAAACTTGGTGTACAAATCTGAAATGAGACCATTAGGCCTGGGGATCATGGGCTCCCACATCAGAACCTCGAATCCGAGCCTCTCTATAAATTCAGGGCCATCGAGCATAGGCTCTTCACGCGGGCCATCTGCATAGAAAGGGCCGTCGGCCAAGTTGACCCAGAGTCGGTCTCCTCGGATTTCAAGGGTATTGCCGAGGCGGTCACTCCATGGCTGACCATTTGTAAGCATCTCGGCCCTGGCCTTTTCAGGAACTATACCTATGAGAAGACCTCCAGGAGGCAGAACACGCCTGATAGCCTCCAGGGACTCTTCGAAACAGTCAACTATGTAGTGTAGTGAAAAGTTGTAGCACACAATGTCAAAAGCCCCTTCTACGTGACGAATATCTCCAGGACCGATAATCTGGACCTGACTCCGGCTCTCCAGGGCCCGAACCCTCGCTTCTCTGAGAGATTCTTCATCGGGATCGATTGCTACGACTTCAGCCTGTTTTAACATTTTCCACTTATGAAGATCGCCTCCACGGCCACAGCCGCAGTCGAGGACGCGAGCTCCAGGCCAGACATAGTTTCCTATGATATCTCTTTTGCACTTGTTGTGCAGTTTACGCATCTCTTGCGTCATTTTACTTAAAAAATAAGAGCCCCTTACTTTTAAATGGGTTCTCTCGAGCCAGACTACCTGACGATCCCCGGCCAACTCTTTGCCTGCATTTCGTTCGTCGGCCCCGACCAGCCACAGAAGAATGACCTCCTGGGCATGAAGATTCGTGGGTGCTTCCCGACCCGTGATGAGGCCGCGAGCCACGCCAAGCGCCTCCAGAAGGAGGATGGCCTGTGTGACATCTATGTCGTTGACATGTACAAGTGGCTCCTGATCCCACCGAATCGCGACCAGATTGATAATGTCCACTATGCCAACGAGAAGCTCGAGGAGATTATGGTCAAATATCGTGAGAATCAGTCGCAGGCCGCCTCCATGTTCGAGAAGCGCAAGCGCGATATGATGGCCAAGCCCCTTGACGGCCCGTATCCCTACGCCGATCCTTCGGATGAGAACTCTGTGTACTATAACCGTCCCGATGTACCCCCAATTCCTCACCCTGCAGAAATCTTTGATAAGCTCAAGGAGGAGTTCCCTGAGAAGGATGAGGAGGTCCTACGTCGTATGGCTGCTGCCGAGGTAAGCCTTGAGATCGCCAAGCGCAAGAAGGAGGATGAGGAGCGGCGCTTGGCTGGAGCGGAGAACCCAAAACTCCAGTCACAGAATACAAAGGATGGTGACCCAGCGGTTCCCATCGACGAGGTATCCCCAAATCCTGCATTTAAATTCTAAGTAAGTTAGTAGATGTGGCTCACTCTTATAAGCCTGGCCATAGTCCTGTGGCTGCTTTCAACTGCCTATGGACTTTTACCTATGCTCAAACCTCCCGCGTGGGATAATCCTTTTGCGAAAACCCCATACTACGACTATGATTACATGAAAGATGTAACGGACTCTACCAGACGTGAAGGGGCCTGGGTCGGCTTTCTTCAGGAAGATGTCTATAAAAACAGAACTGGACCAATCGGAGAATTCGTGGGAAACGATTCTCCGAGTAATAAAGCGCCATTGTATTTTATTAATAAAGACACTACTCCTCAAAACACGACGGCGGCGCTGGCTTCGGCGCAGTTCCGAGTTTTCGCACACTACACACAACCTGGGGAATAGCCTCGCATTTTACTTTCCATGAATGACCATAGGTCTCATCGTCATTAAGACTCCCATGACGATAACTCCTATAGCAATGCCTATAATTAACTTGTTGTCAACAAAACTACTGCTTCTTTCCTCGAACTGGAACCTTGGTTGGTACCTTACGGGCGGGGGTTCTGGGGGCGGCTCTGGATCCAGCCACTGTGGGGTGTACTCCACTGGAGGAGGCGTCGGAATCCGAGTCTGTTCCTGATCCATTATCATCCTCGTTGCTCTCGTCTCTATCTGGAACAACGAAGCCATCAAGGTCACTGTCGTCATCTTCTGCCTCTAATTCAGAGTCACTGTACTCTATACCCGAGCCAATCTCTGACTCATCCTCGTCATAGTCATCAGACCCATAATCATCCTCAACTTTCTCTATCGGCTCATAGCGAACTGGCGCACGTACTGCACGGCCATAGCGCGTGCGGGCCTCAGGCGCGGGTGTGGCCTCCAAGGGCGTCGAAATGGGGGCTGCGTCCAATGGGGTTGACATCTATGGTAAACATGGGTTTTGAATCGTTTAAGTAGAGTGTTTGCGGCTGATCTGGGATGACTTCATTCAAATATCTTGGCCTAAATACTGTCCCATTCGTCATGGCCCGCTGATTCAATAGGACCTCTCCTTCATATCCTAAGCGGTCCGCTAGATTATTAACCTCATCCGTAAAGTTTGTATTCATAAGGCCGAGATTCCGTGCGTGATCCACGGCTCTATAGAGAGGACATGGCTCTAGATTCTTGTCAAACTCCCGTAGGCTCGTCTGGAACAACATCCATTCGTCTGGGTCCAGACCCGAATACTTGTGAAACTTCTGTTCGAATTCCCGGAAACGTCCCGCGCCAGGCCTCGGGAAGAAGATCCACAAGACTAGGACGAGTAGGAGTATCCACACAAACAGATTCATTACTAATAGATGGCGGGAGAAAATGCTCACGACCAGAAAACTCGAAACACTCTTCGTTGAGGCACTTTTGGACTATACTTTTACCATTTATGTAAAACCAGATGTGATTCGACTTGTGAGATCCCCTGATGCGCTCGCACCACTTCGAATCCGTCTCTACGCAGAGACCCTTGCCCTCCCCCTTTTTGGTCCTTCGAACAGCCCTGACCCTGGAGTTCTCTTGACCCTCCATATTGTTCTGAATAAACTGCTCGAGACGTGAAGAATCTGTTGCGAATGAAGCCGCCTTGACCCGCCCCGTCTCTCCGCCAGTCGTACGGACAGAAAAGAGCTTGAGCGCATCGAGACAAGGTGCCGCGTTAAGAGATTTTCCGTCTGGGATAGAACGCCACGGCACGTAGGCTCCATTCGCCCCCTTCTTCAGAGACCACAAGCAGCGAAGTCCCGCCCCTCTGTATACGCTCGCATCTATCGTCTCGGGCCAGTGATCTTCTTCGAGATTCATAAGAATCTGGGTCCTCAGAGAAACAGCCTCTGTCTTGGTGACCACGAGATCTGGCCAGTGCATATGTATCCCTGACTTGACCTGGCCTTTGTCTTCACGGGCAGGGGCCCGTGCCACGAGACAGCGGCCTCCCTCCCCAACGGAATCATAAATCTTCCGACAGAGTTCGAGCGTCTCGTCATCCGCGAGAGATTTCTCCGCTCGATAGTCAATATCAACAAAAAACCGGAACTTTTCAGTTTTTTGTTCGACGACAAAGAGTTTCTTACCACACGCAAGGTCCGAGAGGTAGGCCCTCCAGAACGCGTCGAGGTCGCGTTCTGGGACGTGAAGCTGGCCGCCATTCATAAGAACATGGGTCGGAGCCTCGTTATCCTTGCGATTCCATTTTAGAATTTGCATCTTACTAAGAAAGAGATTATTTCCTCTAAGAGACCGAGGCTGGGCTGCAAGCCCAGAGTCTCGTGACCCGGTCCTTCGGACCGAACTCGGTTTACTTCCACCCAAAAAAGTCATCAAAGGCACTGCGAGTTTTCTGAACGGGAGGCTCGACCTCTGCGACAGCCACCTCTTGCTTCATAGCCTCGCGCTTCTCCTCCTCAACCTCAATAAAGTGATAAATTTGCTGAATAGAATATTTTAGAAAGTCTGATGGCGGCGTAGAGTCATCACCACGAAGATTCAAAAGGCGGACGATCAACTGATCCTTCTTTTGAGTCATTTGTTTTAAACTATTTTTTTATTTTTTTTAATTTAACCCATTATGGGTCCAAAGGGGGCCTTGAATCCATCGAACATGTTCGTCTGTGTTCCGTAGAAAAATACAGGGAACATCATGCCTGGGTAGGTCCCTTGGAAAGTTCCCGTCAGGGTCTCGGGAAGAAAGTTACACATTGCGAATGTCATTACCAAGATTGTAAAGAGCTGGAAAATAGCCCAGAAGAATTTATTCCACCTTGATTTCAGTTTCAGGACGAGAAGCCCAAAAAGAGCATTTACGCACAGACCCAAGACAAGCCCAAACGTAGCCAGAACCACCATGGCCCACATTTCTCTCTTGACCGAGTGACTCTGGCCATTGTTTCCGAGGCGATTCCCCGTGCCGAGGCTGGCCCGACCAAATAACTCGGACCATTTTGGCGGGGCTAGTACCGCCTTTACTTTGTTTAAAGTCCCAGAGGGCTGGGGCGCCTGCATCTACTAAGGGCGTATAAAAAAAGGTTGTTTTTCTGGTTTTGCCAGAAACTTTTGAAACTGTGGATTCCTGAGAACATGGGTCCGTATCATGTCCCAGAGGTCTCGCCGCCCCGTGATTCCTTCGAGTGTATCAAACTCGCACGAATCATTCTCATCGTAGTTTTTTCGGAAAGGAACTTGGCGGCCATCCATCTTTGCCTTTTCCTCATTGAAGCGAGTAACTATGTGACTTTGCTCAGTCTCAGTCATATGTACGTCAAAGACATATACGTGATACACGTTATTTACGCCCTCCGAGTCTTTGAAGGAAAAACTGAAATAGGAATATGTTCCCTTTTTCAGATTTATGATCCCACGAGTCTCTTCTTCTAGCTCGCGAACTGCACAGCGTAGAGGATTGAAGATTTCACGGCGGCGACATCCGCCCGTTACAAATGTCCATTCTTTGTATCTTCGGTCGTGGACCAGTAGGAACTTGGCGGGATCCCCGTTCACAGAACTACTCACAGGTATCGCTATACTCTTATGCCTTTCGTGCGGAAGGTCGTTCCGCCTCGGTGATGGATCCATCACGCTCTACTACTGGGCTGTCAAAATAATTGGCCAGGTTACGCGAGCCGGGATCGTAACTAATCAAAAAAACGAGTCCCAAAAGGAGGATCCATGGCCACATCTGCATCCTTAGTATCCATCGAAGAAAAGATGTTCGAAAGTAATTTCGCGGTCGGGGGTCTGATATACCCGAGTTTTTAGAACCTCGAGTCGCTTGGCCCATGGTCTCTTCCTGATTTACGGTTTTTAGCCGTCTTCAAGCGTCACTTGAGACATTGCACGAGCGACCAAATTTATCGAGGAACTCGGGCTCTGCCTGAGGTGCCCGAGAACACGAAGTACATTTTTGTGTAGACATTTTGAGATGGGCACATTTCTTTGTGTAAAGAAAAAGATCAGTTAGCGTACATGACGCTCCCCATGCCCTTCTGGAGACGGAGCACGTTGTAGTTGACTGCGTAGAGGTATGGGGTTCCCTTCTGAGTGGCGCTGATTGGTGCCACGCCTGGATATCCAGAACCGGTGGCCGTAAGATCGAAGGTTTGGTAGTTCACAAGGGCCTGGAGACCGTTCGTCAGGCCGTTAGGGACGACGAGGCGGTACGTGTCAAGCCGAGAGAAGTTGAGCGTTCCGGTTGGCTGAAGCTTGGAGGTGTCGAGGCAGTAAGGAATTATAAGAATGGGGGTTTCGCCTCCGTTGGCGTCATAACCCCATGGTGTGTGGTAGTATTGGTTTGCGTTCGTCCAGCACGGAAGTGGGCGCGACTCACCGACATCCACTCCGTTAATCTGGACCTTGAGCTGATAATTGGCGGCGGTGGCAGACCCACTGCCAAAAGTTCCAGACGCGGCAGACGATGAATAGAGCGGACCGTACGGAAGACACTGGAAGGCTAGGAACTTGACAGGCTGGGCCAGAGCGAGCTCCTGAACTGCGTTCTGGCCGATGGGAACCCGCTGAACCTGAGTAATGAGGAGGTCGTGCGTCGCCTGGGCGAAGTACTCGCGCTCGGCCTGATCAAGGTACACAAAGTTGCACCAGCACTGATAGTTGAGAGCAGCGTACGTGGTTCCCGCATTTGGAGCCTGAAGAGCGGGAGAAAGAGTATTATTGAGATTGGGTGCCCAGGTGATGCGAATCTCCACATCGTGATACTGCAGGGCCACCAGGGGTAGGCTCACGGACCAGTCCTTGCAGAAGAAAAACTTGAACGGATAAAATGAAGACTTCTTGTTACTGGGTTTGTAGTTATCTATAGTTCCAGTGCTGTTCAAGTAGCGCTGGGACCAATTCGAGCCGCCGACGACCGGCTCGACATCTAGGTCGTAATTTACATCGTGCAGATCAATCACCTGGCCGCCGATGAGCAACTCAATCTTATCAATTACCTGAGTCCAATCAAGATTGGGAACCTGGGCTCCGTTGGTGTCACGGGCCGTCAGATACATGTAGGACAACAGATCACCTTTCTTCTCGATACGGATGGTCGAAATAGACCCTGGGAAAGGAATACCCTGGATCGTCTGGCGCTCTGGAGCCGCTGCGTAGTGAGTGTACCGCTTGTAGTTGGAACGGAAAAAGGAAATTTCAGGCTTGCCCGAAAGCCAAGTATCCTGAGCACCGGTAGCGACGAGCTGGACAATACCTCCACTCATTTACTAAGGACATCTAGTTTTTTCACACAGTCGCCCACGCGGGGATCGCCAGGGGGTTATTGACCACCTGGTTCCGGGCAATGTTGAGGTTGCGCTGAGAGGCTAGAGGGTTCGGCTCGCTCTTGTTGTTGTTGAGATTCCAGTTCTCTGGAGGCTTGTATGGCCCGGCGCCTCCTGCAGCGTGGAGATCCATCGGACCTGGCCGGAGAGGAATAGACTCGGCGCGCGTGCGAGTCGCCGCCCCGTTTGCTCCCTGGGGATCGGCTCGAACATTCATACGGCCGCCATTTCCAGCCCGATCAGGATTCACGCGATTACCAGTCGAATGAGGCAGAGAAGTGTCCATGACGTCCGGGTTGTACGCCTGATAAACTGCAGCGTACTGGCCTGGACCCATCTCCAGGCCGTCTCCTGAGCGCATTCCAGTCTCCTGGCGAATAGTCGTCTTACGGGTCTTGATTTGATCTGGACGTCCCTCTGGAGCCCTGATAACACCTTGACCCTGACCACTGTTCTGGGCAGGCGGGCGGGTCCAGGTCTTTGTTACCTTGGCCTGGTGGCTCATCTGGCCGTTAATAAGACCCTTGTCTGGGAAGGCGACACCTCCGCTCTGGACGAAATAGCTGGCTGGTCCCTCTCCACCTGGCAGGGTAACGAGCTTCTCTTCATTCACATTGTTGGGCAAAGCGCGGAAGAACTGCTGGAAACCGCCAATGGCTGGAACATTGGGGGCGGCGCCCAAGCCAGGGCCGACGCGAATCCGTTCCATTGGCTGGAGGTTATTCATCTTGTTCGTAACGTTCTCACGGTCATACAAGTCATAGACTGGCTGACCATGCGGGTACCTATTAGCCATTGGGGAGAAATCCTGAAGAGAGGGCACGGCCTCTTTGGGAGGAAGATAGGCATCCCCTATCCGACGACCGAAAAAGGGGTTGATCGGCCGAAGACCGAAAGCATCCGCACGCATACCAGGAGCGCCACCGGACGCCAGATCTGTATCGAGACGGGTCACCTGATGAGGGGTCATCATAATGGGTACAGTGGTTGCAGGAGCAGCAGATTCAGAATCACTGAATCTCTGACCCGCAAACACAAGACCGACAATTGCTGCTAGAGCCAATGGGTCCATATTACTTTTAGTTTATATTTTAACCCACGTACTTCACCCTGCCTGGACCAGACATTGCGGCCCAGGGGCTTGGGCGAAGATTAAGGTAAGGGACGACGGTGGGGTTGCGCTGGTTAAAACGACTGTTCTGGTCATTGCTGTAGGTGCTGATAGGGTCAAACAGGCGAACTGGGAAAGGGTCCCCGCCAATGTACAGATTCGGGAAATCATACGGTGTCTCACAATACTGGTTCTTCCACGTGGAGGTGGTCTGTGACCGCAGACGGTCATCCACCTTGACCACATCTGCAAGCATAATTTGCGCTGGCCCCTGCCAGATTCGAGGCTGGAGGGTCAGCTGGTCGGTCATAAGGTTTCGGCCCATTACTGATTGCAGAGGTTTTTTTCTCAAGTGCATAGCACTTCCCTTAACGCCCATTACCCGCGCGCATCTGTGGCCGCTCTGGGAAGTGGAAGCGGTCGCTGTCCAGGTCGGCGACACCTGAACCATCTTTGGCGAATGGTGCGAACTTGGCTCCAAAAGAACCCTCGGCGAAGGCATTCTGGTCGTTCGGAATGGTCGTACTGGCTGGACTATAAAAGTTGCGCTGAGCCTCCTTCTTGTTCTCGAAAGGATGAATAAAGTCCCAAGCAGTATCAGTTTGGGGCTTGACGCTCGCGGCCCAGGCTGCTGGGGGGCGGTCGGGATTATCCACATAGTCCGTTAGTAGCACATTACCCATTGGGTTATCTATTGTAGGCATCGTCACTGTATCACGGGCCCAGTACGGGGCGCGACCCTCTGTCTGTGTCGGACGAATCTTTCCATCTGGAATCTGGTTATTTGTATACAAAAAATAGAGGACGGCCAAAACAAGGATACCTAGGGCGAGTATTCGTGCATCCCGCTTAATAAGATACAAAATACTCATCGCGTAAACGACAAAACGAGTTGTGGCCGCAACCCGATCCTTGGCCGACTGAAAGGACGTTGGCCAAAACTCAAGAAGTTTGTCCTTGCGAAATATCTCGTGAGGATCCATCTACTATTTACTTCTTACTTTTTTTCTGACGAGAGCCGCTTGCTACACGGCGCTGGGGCTGAGGACGGGGCGCGCCCATTCCGGGGAAGCCACCGCCGCCCATCATACCTGATAGAAGACCACTCAGGGCTGAAGGGTCAAAAGCACCGCTCTCGGCGCACTTCTTGGCCGCTGCCTCGATGGCGCTGAGAGTCTCGGGCGGGAACATCGAAAGGGTCATTCCAATCATGTACATACCATTCAGGTGGTTCCAGATGGCCTGCTTGGTCTGGTCGGATGCGCCATCCCATACTGGCGCAAAAGATAGTTGCTTGATGAAGGCTGGGTCACGGGCCGTCAGACCCTTGGCGTCAATCTTCATAAAGGCATCGAGTGGGCCACGGACAGAAGACTCACGAGCAGTCACAAACTCCACCTTGAAAGCCTTCACGGATTCGTCATCAGGGAAGGCACCTTCAAGATCACCGATAAAGTCAGAGTATAGCTCGTTAAATGCATCCAGGGAACTCATTTAATAAAGGGTTTGCTTTACTTTTAACTAAATGAGCGCAGGAGCACTTGATACAGAAACAAATGAATATGTTCTCCCTCGTGATGCCCTGAAGGAAAGGAGGTATCACTGCGTGGACTGTGGAGACCGCGTCATACCCAGGCAGGGAGACGTCCGTGTACACCACTTTGCCCATAATGTAAAAAATAATTGTACATATTTTGAACACCCTAACGAAAGTCAGGTACACAAGGACGCCAAGTATCGCCTGGCCGAAATGTTAAAACAAAAGAAAAAAATAGAAATTGGCTGGGAATGCCAGGCCGACAGATGTCAAGGTTCAAATTATGATGAGATTAATGTGTTGTATACAGATGGTGACGAAGTCAGGGTGGAGTTCAGGGGACCTGGGGGATCTTATGTAGCAGACGTGGCTCTAGTGAATGGCGGAAATCCTAGATATATTTTTGAAATAAAAAATACTCATGCGACAACCACTGAACGGCCCGAACCATGGTACGAGTTTGACGCAAAAGATTTATTAAAAGATGAATTGGATACTCTATATTGTCGACGACCTGGGAGAGAATGCTTGGGTTGTAGGACTCTCAAGGAAGTATGGATCTATAAAGTACCTACTATTTATCCTGCAAAATTTTGTAAAGATAATTGGGAACAAAATAAAAAATGCATATTATGTGACCGCATTAGATATTCGCCAGTTTTCGCTGCGCGAAAATATCGCGCCTTGTGTAAAATCTGTCTAGAAGAAACAGATGAACTGAAAAAGAGATTTTCATATTCATCTCAAATTGAAAATCAAATTTCTTCTAAAAAATGGCTTTTAGATGACTAGAACGGATCTAAACTCACAGACTCCCTGTGTCCAGAACCTTGTGCGACTATGAAGTAGACGAGAATCGCCACAAGCATGGCTGGCTTGGCATACTCCGAGTTTGGTGCGTTGGTCTTTCCGTTCAACTTGTTCTTTCCCATGAGGTAGACGACGGTGACGACTCCAGCAATGGCGGCCGCGCTAATAGGCTGACGAAGGTACTGATCCATTCTTATTGTTGTGCAGGATTTTTCATAGTCTCTGGCGCGCTCGGAAAGAGCTCCTCCCTGTGAGGCGTTTGATTGATTGGCGTGACATTTATGGTTTTGGAGCCCCCAGGAGTCTCATCGGGATTAGGCAACTCTGACTCGTCAAGAGGTGTGCCTGCGGGCGGGGGGCCCTCAGAAGCCTCGAGCGCCGCTTCCATATCGGGCTCCTGGTGTGTATCCTGTATCAGGTCCTCGCCGGGCTCCTCTTCTGGCTCGTCGTCATCCTGGCCCATATTGAAATCATCAATATTCTTCGGGAAATAGTTGTCCATTATTGCTTCAAGCGGAACCAGGTTCTCGATAGTCTCGCGGATGCACTTGGTGAAACGCCTCGTCAGGTCCTCGCGACGCTCGCTCATAGTCTTTTCATCCGTGATAATGTATGGGTCCTCGTAGAGATCCCGGGCACACTCGATAAAAGACGTATGGACGAACACGTCATTGCTCGGCAACTTTAAATTTATTTTCTTTGAATTTTTATCGATCCTGATCGCACTCAGTATCTTTACGTGTATGACGAACACGGCCGCTATAAGTCGCGGGAACAGAGGGCAGGCCTTGAGGATGTTTGACACGTGCTCCTTGACCTTGACGTTTGACCATTCACCCTTAATCTTACGGAGATTCTGACGGTAGTTTTCCAGGAACTTTCTGTCCTTGGTCTCCTTCTTCGTATCCTCCCACATGGTCACGAGAACCTCAATGATTTCTGGGAGCATAGCATCCACGAGTTTCCTCGAGTAGCGTCTCTCTGCGTCATTGAGAACTTCCATTAATAATCAACTACATGAAAATGTTTCAGCGTAAACGCGATGTCTGCGAGTAGACCCACCAGGCTGAAGAGTAATAAAACTTTTTCTAAAATATTTTTATTTTTCTTTTCATAAAAATATTTCAGACTGAGGGCAAAAAAAGGAACTGCTAGGATGTCACCTAGGTGACTGACTTCCATGCTTACTACTTACCACGGAGTTTTGCCGCCACCTTTTGCATGTTGGCCAGTCCTGAGAAGAGATCATCTCCTGGTTCGGGCACTGGCGCCACGTCCAGGCGTTGTGATCTTACGGGAGCAGTCTTCGCGGCGCGGTCCCACCTGACGATGTACTGTCCTGGTTCAAGTCCCTGTTCAACCTGATATCCTGCAAGCACCAGTTGGCGCCGCAGGTACCAGAGAGCCTCATCGTAAGGATACATGGGAAATCCTAGAACCATCGGCGGCACCTGAAGAGTCGCCGACTTTTCGCGGCGTTCTGCCGCCGCCTGAACTTTTCTTGAAAATTGTTCAAGAATATGTTTATAAGTATTCTTGCGTATGGCATTTCTGGCCCGATCCCTCTCTGCGATATCTCCTGCAGATATCATTGCTACTCATGGCTCTTACTTTCTGTTGACCAAGTCTACGCAAGAACCTTGGTTGTCCCAGGCAACTCGTGAAACTGCTTCAGAGACTCTTTCATCTGAACATTAAGAGAATCTCGGATATCTGAGTAGGCCTGGTACTTGTCGGCGACAAAGCGCTCGAAGGGTCCATCTGCAGATGGGGAGCTGGTATGAGTGTTCTTCAGGAGGTTTACAGTTCCCTCAGGTGCTACAGTAGCTGTAACATCATACTGCTCTCCAAAAAATCCACGCGTGTCCAGGAACATGAAACGGGCATTGTAACTCGTACCTCCCTGGGGGCTGGAAATTGGATTTATGTATACAGTATTTATCGGCTGAAGCCATGGAGCCCCTGCCTGTATCTTTTCTACTATCGCCTGTATTATGCTACGAGGCACTGATGGAATGTTACTGGGAGCAACAGGGTCTGCATATGTCGCCGTCAGCGACGAGGTGTTCCAGAAGAGGTAAGCGGTCACGAGGGCTACGGCTCCCAGAATAGCCACATCTGCCTTCATGTGTTAATAATGGCTTTTAAAAAAAATACAAAAGATCAATGGCACTCTTGGTGTTTAGCGATAAGTGCCAATATTCTTTTGAACTTTTGAACTTTATAAAATCCAACCCCACCTTGGGGCCAATGATAAAGTACCATAATGTATCAACGCACGGCCGCCCAGCAAACCCCAATGTCAAACGCGTTCCAACATTAGTTACATCCGATGGCAATATCCTAGTAGGCGGCGAGGTTCGCAATTGGCTCGAGTCCATGATACCTTCGGAAATTGAGAACTGGTCTTCAGGTGGGATACTTGCCGCGAGTCTTGATGGGGGTGACGGCGGCCCGGAGATGTTTTCACTTGATTCATACGGAACAAGTATGCAGCCAATGCTCACACCTGAACTCAAGGCCAAGATGAGCAAAGATGTCAAGGATGCTTATTCTTCGGGTGTTGGTAGTTAAAAGATATAATTACTTCCCTGCAAGGATGCATCTACGAACCATTCAGGCAAATGCTATTAAAGGTATTTTTGAGGTTCTAAAGGACATTATCAATGATGTGAATGTTTATTTTAGTCCAGAAGGTCTCAAGATTCTGACTCTCGACACGGCCCGAGTTACCCTCGTCCACATGAATCTAGCGGCCGAAAACTTTGAAGAGTATTCTTGTCCTACCGAGATTACGGCCGGATTGAACATGGCGAATACCTTCAAGCTTCTCAAGTCGGTCGGTCCTACAGACACCCTAACTATGAATATCAATGGGTCTGAACTCCTGGAATTTATTATTGAAAATACGACCAAAAAGTCCAAGACAACCTTTAGTCTCAAACTTTTAGATATAAATGAAGATATTCTTGATGTTCCCGAGATTTCGATGGATGTTATAACGACCATGCCAAGTATCGACTTTCAGCGCATCGCGCGCGACATGGGCAACTTGGCCACTGATATGGACGTGTACCGAGAGGATATGCGGCTGGAGCTCTCATGCGAGGGGGACTTTGCGAACCAAAAGACGGTCCTCGAGTTCCCTGATTCTTTCCCCAATAGGATAGGAGCCACATACAATTTGCGGTACATAAATATGTTCACCAAGGCGACCGGGCTCTGCTCATCTGTTCAGCTTATGCAGGACTCTTCGGATGAAAATATGCCTATAGTTTTTAGATATGGAATTGCAAACTTGGGTGACGTAAAGTTCTACTTGGCTCCACGAGTTGACGAGTCTTAAACAATTGGCCAGATTTTCCGATAATGGAAGCCAGATTTAATGAAAAGGTGCGTGAGTTTCAGGCCCGTATAGAATCAGCACAGAGTTCGGAAAGGGGACGAATAGAAAGTGAAATGTATGAGTACATGGCGCAATCGGCGCCCTTTATCAGGGAGTACCATCATGGGGAGGCGTCTGGGGAGGCGAGCACAAAAAGGGTTGCGGGAGTACAGGTCTCGTCACGTAAGGGGGTCCAGAGAGAGGATATATATAATGCTTACCTTATTCAGGTAGAGGGCGAGTACGACAAAAAGACAAAGGTGCGTTGTAATATTCCAGACCCCATGTGTAAGGGCTGTGGAAAGAAGTTTACAAAGTATTTAGATGAGAGCCAGAGCGATGAAGTGTGTCAGAATTGTGGGATGACGGAGTATGTACTTGGTGAAGAGGTTGGCTTCAAGGAAGAGCAAGAGATGGAGAAGAACATAGTCTACTCTTACAAGCGAGAGAATCACTTTAACGAATGGGTCAGCCAGTTCCAGGCCAAGGAGTCAACGAGCGTCCCTCCAGATGTCGTAGACGAACTTAGGCTCGAGTTTAAGAAGCAAAAGGTCAAAGATCTTTCAGAAATTACTCACGAGAAAGTCAAGGCTCTCCTCAAGAAGCTGGGCCGCTCGCGCTTTTATGAGCACGTGCCTTACATAACGACGATTCTCAATGGGATACAACCTCCAACAATGAGTCAGGCGCTCGAAGCCAAGCTCCGACTCATGTTTCATCAGATCCAGAAACCCTTTGAGAAACATCGGCCAAAAGACCGAAAAAACTTTTTGTCTTATTCCTATGTGTTGTATAAATTCTGTGAATTGCTCGGAGAGGATGATTTCTTGCCTTGTTTTCCCCTTTTGAAATCAAAAGAAAAGTTGTACCGTCAAGATGAAATCTGGAAGGGAATATGTGAAGAACTCAAATGGGGGTTCTACAAAACAATTTAGCGCAGAGCCTTCCGTGAAGTCCTCTTGGACGTCCGCTTCTTCGACCGCCCAGCCATGGCGACATATGTCGTCGCCGCAATGGCCGCGGACTGCAGCGGCTTTTTAATAATTGCAGTTCCCGTATTTTTCAGGAGTTTTACCATCGAGGTCCCTAGATGTCCTGAAAAATTTGCAGCGAAACGCTTTCCATAGGCATTTGCAGTCAGATAGACTGGCATCCCCATGGCCTGCTGAGCCGCCCGAAAGAATTGGGCGATGTAGTAAAGAATGAGATACTTTGTAGAGTTGGAGTTGGCAGAACCCTTGATGTGCTTATCTACGAGTTTGCCAGCCCCGCTAGTAAAAGAGTTCCAATAGGTGCTGTTCTGTTTTATAAGCATGGTCTGCATGATACCAGCCGCCCCCATGAATGTCACGTACCAGAAGAACGTGACGGCGGCCGAGGAGGCGTTGCGGCGGCGGACAGCCCCGTAGAGGGTCGGGATCGCTGCACACAGGCTCACAGTAAGCTGGGGATAGAAGTACGCTCCTGGCATGAGCGTCTCCAGGCCATGGAGGATCGCAAAAGTCGTTCCATGGAAAGCCCCCGATTTTATGATTCGCCGAGTCCGAGAAAACCGTAGCTTTGGCCGGGTCGCGCCCACGTTCCCCGCCGCCGCGTTGGCCAGCAGGTCGAGGGCTCGAGTGTTTGGGGCGTTCCTCGTGATCATAGCCATTTACTTTTTAACAACTTTATATTTAGGATCCGTCTTGAAGCGGCTCGCAAACTTGGTGCGAATAAACTTGGCGTCTTGCTTGTAGATACGGCTGGCCCGTGGCAGGTGGCCCTTGGTCAGCGTGCTGATGGCCACGAGGCGACGCACCACGGCCCGTGGCTCCTCTTTGCCCACATGCACCGCCTTGCTGAGCGCCTTGTGACGGTCCTTGGTCGCCTCGACTGGGTGGTAGCCATAGCGAGTAAGCATACCCTTCTTGAGGGGGCCGATACGACGCAGGGGCTGACCAGCAGTGCCGACATCATAGGCTGGTACTGCCTTGATGCGCGTCTTGCTCGCCTTCCGTATGTAAGAGTAAGCCTTCCGTCCCTTGCTCGCCTTCACATATATGCGTTTCGAGCCGTTCTTCCGTACGTGTCCAGTTCGGATTGTGTGCTGCATTTATTAGTGGACAAGATTTTTGTCCGTCACAGAAGAGACGGAGGCGATCGGAGCCAAAATCAAATACATCAATATTTGAAGTATCGAACCGGTACGACTGGACATTGAACTTGTGACGCAGTCGGAGTGCAGAACTGAAAAGATTCATGACAAAAGTTGAAAGATTTTTGGTTGGTTTCGGAGGTGCTGGGCAAGTCTGAAGGGCGAGAGTATCACCTGGACTCTCTCCTATAAAGGGCATTGCTGGAATCTCCTCTTGAACACCGCCATCTACATAACGCCAAGGACCTATCATCACGGTTGAAAAGATAAGAGGCACAGCTATTGACGCACTAACAACATCCAATATAGACTGCTCTGGATGAGACTTCCATGAAAAATAAACAGTCTCGCACCTATCGACACAAAATGCCGAAATGTAAAGATCAATAGGTCTGACCTTGTGGAGTTCACCAAAGGTCATGTCATTCTTTCCAAAACTTTTTAAAAATATTGTTTGTAAAATTTTTTGAACGCGTTCAAGTGGAACCAATCCAAAGTTTAACAAAAAGTTTTTAATATTTGGTTTCATGAGATTCTTTATAGGCACTTTGAGTGAAAAGTCGAGCATTTTTGGAATGTCTCCTTTGAAGACAACCCAGAGAAGCGCGAGAATTGAGCCCGAACTACACCCGCTCAAGGCCCTGACTTCGGACAAGTCAAGTTGTGAAAGTTTTCCGAGAAATACATAAAAAGCCATGGCTCCTGGACCTATAATGAGGTTCTGAGGTTTCATGGTCTAATAGTACTGGGGAAACAAAATACGAAGATAAGAAAACACCACGAGGAAGGCGAGGCCCTTGGTGACGACGGCGGTGGGCATCTCGAGGGGAAGACGGATCATTCCGAGAATCAGGGTGAGAATTCCAGGAACAACTATATCTGCGGACGTCACGTTGTTCTTAAGAACGAAGCGAATGACGACCCATGAAAGAAGAGGCACCAGTAGAAAACCCAAGCCACCAGCCATTGGCAGCACCTGACTAATCATAAACAGTGTGGCGGGGATGGCCACCTTGGGGGCGGCGAGATCGGGAAGCATTTACTTTAGTTCAATATAATATTGTAGCCAGTTCTGGAAGCTCTGAGGATCAAAGAGTTCCTTGAAGTGGAGGCGGCGGTACAAACGCATCACATCCATGCGAATCACGCAATCAGACCAGAAGCGGTCAGACTCGTGAATAATACGAGTATACTCTACGACCCCATAGCGGTGCTTGACGCGATGGTAGCCGTCGTTGACAAACTCTTGAATAAGCACTACATCTGTATAAATCTCATCACTGTACAAGGCCTCAAAATCCTCTGGATGTAAAGGCTCCTCGCTCTCTTCACAGTCAGAGTCGGATGTGTGAGCATCTTGGTCTGGCCGCCTGAACAGGGCGTCACGCGAGTACTCGTCTCCGAGTCCCATTTCTAGTTAATTTTGTAGCGCCTCTCATCTTTAATAACCAATGTCCATACACACCCGTTTAGGACGCTGTTGTGGTGGTGTCCCACTTGGCGCCGGGAATGAAGTAGATGGGCGAGCAAACGAATGCGTGCGCCAATTCCAACGAGGGTTCGCCATCTTCGTCTTTCGCCAACACTTTTTCTCAGCGCGGTCCATTACAAAACCAACGCAGCCTGGCGCATTATTACAAGCCTTGGCGCATTCCTGACGATTCTTGACGGTAATCATTCCAATGTCATTTCCGGGATAGTCGCGAATCCACGCGCGCTGAGTATACGCCATGGCCGGGTATTTAGCAGACGCGGCTGGAGCTGTAGAAGCGATTTTCATGGAACTCACGGCAGCAACCGTGCCCGGAGCGGCCACGCCACGCATAGAAGCGGGCAAGTCATAGTAGCCTGATGACCGACCTAAGGTCATCGACGCTAGTACGAGAACGAGTCCGAAAATTACCCAAGGGAGAATCTTACTGGACTTCATTATTATTTACAATTTATTTTTATTAGAGCCTATGGGAACCTAATGCCTTTTTCAACGCCTTCTTCGCCGCCCTCCTCTCCGCCTTCTTCGCCTCCTCGACGGGATCATACCCCTTACCTGCGGATCTCTGTGCATATCCTGATAATCCTAGAGTCATCCACGCTAAAATTATAACAAGACCCAGGATTACCCACGGTAGGAACTTACTGGCCTTCATTATATTTATTAACTATTTTTTCTCAGTCTTGAGACCAGTGACGCTAACAGATGTAACATCCTTGGTTGGCTGGGCTGCCTCAATGGCCTCAATGGCTTGATCGACCCGAGCGCCATCATTATTAAAGTAGTTCAGTAGACCCGTGCGAATTACCTGCTTCGTGATGGCACCCTTTGACTTTTTCTTCTTCAGGTTCACCTTGACCGTATCCTTGACCTTGACCGTGTCAATGTCATTCGTGTCCATGTGTTGAGTAATTTGCGCCTTTAGTTCCTTTTCGCGCTTGTTGAGTGCAGAAAGGTCCTGACGAGCGTTGGCCAGCGTGAGCTTTAGACCGATCCATTCCTTCATGGCTTCAGAGAAATCCATTTGTTATTGTTTTGGATTTATTTGGTCCTGATGAAGCGCATTCCAGAACTATTGATACTCGGGAGAAATCTCAAAATGAGGGCGCATGGTATCTGGAGGAATGGTGCTGAGGTTAAAGATGGACACGGGCGTCCGTGGGTTAATTGGCTCCGAGCGGAAGTCGCGGTTCGCGTTACGAAGAACACCGCCAATCGTCTCTGGGTAACCTATCTGGCTACGTGGGTCTAGGTAGTTCTGGCCCTTGAGGATGGCGTCTGGGGCGAACTTACCAAAGTCCTCCATGACCGTAATCTCACGGGGGATAAGCCCTGCTGCGCTCACGTCATAATCCATGCCATTTGCCGCCATAGGCCCTGCGGCGGCGGCATTGTAGGTTGCTCCAGGGCGATCAAGGTCAGCGCCTGAAGGGCCAGCGTAGTAACTCATTGAGGGGTAGAAAAGGGCGACCAAAAGTACCACAAGCAGGACAATCGCCACTACAGTCTTGCGGGGAGGCATTTGTTATTATGTGCATACTTTTTTCTGGGGCTAGTCGACATAGTCGGCTGGATCCTCCTCCTCGGCCTCGACCTCATCCTCAAACATGTACTGAGTAGGGAAGGAGGGGGGTCGGGCACCGCCGCGGACACGGGCCTGGATCACACGCCAGACGGGGCCAAAGGACTTCTTGAGGAACCACAGACCCGCCAGCTCGACAAACAGGTCGCACTGAGCGCCTGGCTCTACTGCCGAGAGTTCAATGGCCTCCTTCTGGCTGTTGAATGCCTTGGTTACCACCTCGCCCTTGAGTTTGGCCAGGCTAGCACTCAGGCACCCATCCGTAACGCTGCCCTGAAAGGCGGCCTGGATGGTCTCGTCACTGAGCTCGCGCCCAAACCACTCCACCTTGGATTCCTTGGCCTTGGCGACAATCTCTTCATCAATAGCCGAGAACTTATCCTCCTGGACCTCGATGGTCAAAGAAGACGTGAGCCCCTCCTGGACCTTGACATTATTCAACTGCAACATCTGGCCAGTGATCTTCAGAAAGTAACGACCATCGGGCAACTTCTGGGGAGATGAGAACTGCATTATGTTTTAGTAACTAAAATATTCTTTAAGATTAATGTGCAGTATAGACTGTCAATGTTTGCTAGGTCCTACTGGAACATTCTGCGGCTGGATAGGAAAGGCGGATGGAATAGTCCGTCCATGTGATCCTGGGTGCTGTCAGCCCAAATGCGATGGTCCACCCCCTTCAGACCTTAGTCAGTACCAAGCGACGACTGGAGTTGGCCTCCCTCCTGGGTTTGGCCAGGACCTGATGACGAGCGAGAGAGCCACGAAATTCAAACTCGAGTCAGATTTTGAAAACCTTCCGCCCAACTACGGGCCTCCTTATCATACTCGCTTCTTCTGGTTACTTTTTCTCGTAGGAGTGATGGTTCTCATGTCCCTGTTCCTCATATAAAGAATGGGTTCCCGTATATAATAGAAATGGCCACTCTTGACTCTCTTGCTCTTGATATCTCTGCTGTGCAGAAGGACCTGAAGGCCCTGCGGAAGATGGTCCGCAAGGTAATCGGGGACATTGAGGACCCTACTGGTGAGAAGAAAGAGGCTCGCACAAAGAACAACGGCTTCAACAAGCCCCAGGTTGTAACGGATGCCCTGCGCTCTTTCCTGAACCTTGGGGCCGATGAGCTGATCTCTCGGTCTCAGGTTACCAGGGCGGTGAATGCTTACGTTACCGAGAAGGAGCTGAAGAAGGGCCAGAATATCACTCTGGATGCCCCTCTGCAGGCCCTGCTGAGCCCTCCAGAGGGCACTCAGATTACCTTCCTGAACATTCAGAAGTTCCTGAATCAGCACTACGTAAAGCAGGAGGTACCCAAGGAGGTGAAGGCGCCCAAGGAGCCCGTAGTTGCGGAGAAGCCTGCGCGCCCAAAGGTGAAGAAGGCGGCTTGCTGAATCTAGTGCTACGCACTGCCTTCCCTGGCTTAAAAATATAGATTGTGTAATAATAAACGATGGAGGTTCCAACCGGTCCTCCCAGAAGTGCCTTGGACGCACTTGTGGGAACTAAGGTGAAAAATACAGAATATTATCTCCGTGCATTTACCCATAAATCAGCGCTCAAAAGGTACGAGGGGCTCAAGTCTTCGTATGAAACGCTCGAATTTATGGGTGATTCTGTGCTAGGTTTTGTAGTTACAAAGTGGCTCTTTGATCGTCACGAGAAGGAGCAAGAGGGCTTTCTGACAAAGGCTCGCACGAAGATGGTCCGTGGGACAACTCTGTGCGAGATAGCCAAGGAACTCTGCTTCGACAAGTGGATCCTCATGGATGAGAAGGGTATCCGCAACGGATGGAACACCAATCCTAAGATTCTTGAAGACGTGTTCGAGGCCTTTGTGGGTGCCATCTATCTTGATCTTGGAATGGTCTATGCAAAACAATTTATTTTAAAATCTTTTGAAAAAATCGAGACTGATGTGAACTTTGACGACAACTACAAGGATCAGCTCATGCGCTGGTGCCAGGCGGAAAAGATAGACCTTCCCGAGTATAAAGTTGAGGGAAATGTGAATGGAATATTTGCAGTGTCACTAATAGTAGATGGCGCAAAAATGGGTTGTGGGTACTCCAGTACGAAAAAGCAGGCCGAACAAAACGCAGCAGAACTCTTACTTAAGACAGACAAGCGGTTTAAGAGGAATGGAGGCTCCGCTCCCAAAAGTACAGGAACTCCTGAACCGCAAATACTTCGAGCAGAGAAGTGATGAATGGCTTGCACTTCGCGAGAATATGCTCACCGCCAGTGATGTGGCGAGCGCACTTGGGCACAATCGCTATGAAAAGCCAGATGATCTCTTAGTAAAAAAGGTACTGAAGAAGGCTTGGGCTGGAAATGCGGCCACGGCCCACGGGACTCTCTTGGAGCCAGTCGCACGGGACTTGTACGACGCAAGAACGGGCCGCAAAACACACGAGATTGGCCTTGTGCAGCACCCCAAGTATCCCTTTCTAGGAGGATCCGCCGATGGCATCACCGAGGATGGTCTCTTGGTAGAGATCAAGTGCCCTTTGACTCGCAAAATTGAGGACAAAGTTCCTGAGCATTATCTTCCTCAGATTCAACTTTTGCTAGAGATTTTGGACTTTGAAGACTGTGACTTTGTGCAGTACAGGCCCGCTTCCGTCAAGTACGTGAAGACCAAAGGGCCATGTGAAGAGGATGGTAACATCCCACGAGATGCTGAAATCCCAGTTCCTGAGATATTCATGGTGACCAGAGTTACCCGGGATCGCGCCTGGTTTGAACAACATATCAAGACTATGCAGACCTTTTGGGATCGCGTCGAGGGGGCTCGGAAAAACGGGTTATGTGAGGTTGAGTGGGACGAGCCACCCACGCAACAAATACATTGTGAAGTTATAGAAGATGCTCCGCAAGACTGCACCAAGCCTTGGGTGGAAATGCCCGCACAAGCCCAAGTTTCTTACATGCAAGGAATGCGCGGGGAACTTTTGTGCGAGGTGCATTCAGCTTGAGGTGCATTATTGCCCCAATCTGGAAACACGTGCTAAAAATGAAAAAGATGCGCTGTCATCAAAACTGGTCAAGGTGGTTGCTCCCAAGGTCCTCAAGATCTGAGTGCTTCGCACTCGTCTCTAACGCTTCATGCGCGTGACGGCGTAGGCTATAACGGCCAGGACAGCCACTAAAAGCACGGGATTCCCGCCCGAGGCGCCGCGTCGCCGCCTGATGTAGTCTGGCAACTTCTGCGACCCGATAAAGTCTTTATCGTAGACGTAATTGAAGTTGATATCAGGACGAACCCAAGATGCTGAGCCGTCCCAGTTCTGGTACTTGCGCGCTGGAAAAGCGGGGAAAGGGGCGGTGGGCTTGCCAGGCATCGTGTTGAACCACATATTACTCGCGTCATTAAGGGCCATTACGTCAAAGTGCTTCAGGTCGCGGTTCGTGTCGAGGCGGTCGGATCCAGCCGAGGTGTCGTATGGGCGCGTGAAGGTGCCGTCTGGCTGCCAGTTGTGCGACCCATCACTGGACACTCCGTATGTACCAGTCCACGTGTATGGATTGAAGCGATTCATGCTTAGGTCATCGTCTTGCATAAGCGCCGTGGCCATTAATAGACGCCGACATTTTCTTTGTAGATCTTGCCCTGGACCTTTTCACGGTGAAGGGACCACATCTGGTCAAGATCAATATTAAGCATACCCGCAAGTTGGAAGAGGTAACTGAAGACGTCTCCCATCTCCTGAGTCACGTCAGTTCCCTTGTCTTTCTTGAGCCCGGTCTTGCGATAGGTCCTTAGCATTTGACGTATCGCGCTGGCCAACTCGCCACTTTCCTCCGTGTAAAGCATCCATACCGTACTTATCGTCGCCTTGTCCCATCCCTTGTGCTTGCACATCTGCATAGTCTCATCTCGATACTGATTCATCTTGGATTTTTAGGTCACATCTTGTTTATCTGGGACAGAGGCTTCCTGAACCTAATGACGAGGAATATGCACGCGAAAAGGAGGACCATCTCCGTGCCAAGCTTCCAGTTTTCCACAGTCTCCTTGCTGGCTCCACGGGCCGTCACCCGTGGCTCGACGACGGCGTTACTGAAGAGGCGTATGGCCCGATCAATAGCGAAGAAAATGAAAAATCCTATGAGGATATCATCGAGGGCCTTCATGTATTAGAATCCAAACTTAAAATTCTGAGGGAGCTTGTTGCCGTATGTGCTGGTGCTGGTCGGTCGAGGGTCGGGCACGGGGTTGGCCATAATGTCCCGAATATAGACGAGCTGCTGGAGAACGCCTGACTCGACCGTCTGCGCCGCCTCCGTCACTACCGCGCGATTCATGGCATCGAGTTGAAACTTGACGTTGGTGTTTGGGTCTCCTCGCATATTCACAAAGACTTTCTTCATCAGGGACTGAAGGTCTGGGTCACTCTGACGATCTATAGTATAGCCCGTACTTGCCTTGACCTTCTGGATGATTCCCCGATGTATTTGCTCTCGGTTGAATTCAGAAAAAAATGCCGTGTCTAGCGGCGTGGGAAGATACTTGGTCGCCATTACTAAAGGGCGGCATAAAAAAATAGACAACTTGTAATGCAAATGAAAGTCTTCAAGCGTGATGGTTCTGTGGAAGAGATGCTCTTTGACAAGGTCACTTCGCGGATCCGAAAGTTGTGCCAAGGACTGGATGTAGCCCCTGATCGGGTCGCCCAAAAGGTTTTTTCAAACATGTATGATGGAATTCACACGAGTGAGATTGATGCGCTGAGTGCCGATGTTGCCATTGATTTGATGACTGAGAATCCAGACTATGAAACCTTAGCGACTCGCCTGACCGTCTCCAACATGCACAAGACAAGCCCCAAGTGCTTTTCAGATTGCGCGCTGGCTCTTCACGCCAAGGGTCTTGTGAGCACCGAGTTTATGAAGAATATTACTCTAAATCTAGACAGTGTGATCAATCATGATAATGATTACTCTTACGGGTTTTTCGGACTCAAGACTCTTCAGAGGAGCTATCTTCTTCCAGGAGAAACCCCACAGTACATGCTTATGCGGGTTGCTCTAGGTATTCATGGAGGGGACTTTGAGAGGGTCAAAGAGTCTTACAAACTCATGTCGGCCAAGTATTTTACTCACGCCACCCCGACCCTTTTCAATGCTGGGACCCAGAGGCCCCAGATGAGCTCGTGTTTCCTGGTGGCTATGAAGGATGACTCGATTGAGGGAATCTACGACACTCTCAAAGAGTGCGCCCAGATCTCCAAGTGGTCAGGCGGGATAGGCATCCATTGCTCGAATGTACGGGCGCGTGGTACTCCCATCAAGGGGACTAATGGAGTGGCCGATGGTCTCATTCCGATGCTCCGAGTATTCAACAACACTGCTCGGTATGTGAACCAAGGAGGAGGGAAGCGCAAGGGTTCGTTCGCCGTCTACCTGGAGCCTTGGCACGCAGATATTCTAGAGTTTCTGGATCTTCGGCTGAACCAGGGTGACGAGGAGTCAAGGTGCCGTGATCTCTTCACGGCCTTGTGGATCTCTGATCCGTTTATGAATTCAGTAGAAAAGGACCAAGACTGGTGGCTCATGTGCCCTCACGAGTGCCCAGGTCTTCAGGATGTCTATGGGGCAGAGTTCGAAGAGTTGTACGCCAAGTATGTCTTACAGGGAAAGTTCCGCAAGGTTCTCAAGGCGCGCCAGATATGGGACGCCATTCTCAGGTCCCAGATTGAGACAGGGACGCCTTACATGTGCTACAAGGACTCTGTGAACGCCAAGTCAAACCAGAAGAACATAGGCACAATTAAATCCAGCAATTTGTGCACAGAAATTATGGAAGTTTCTGGGCCTGATGAGACGGCTGTATGTAATCTGGCCAGCATCTCCTTGCCCGCTTTTGTTAAGAGTTCCGGTGATTACGACTACAATAAGCTCCATGAAGTGACCCGTGTGATTACTCGGAACCTGAACCGAGTTATAGATCGGAACTACTACCCAACAGAGGCTGCTCGCAAGTCTAACCTCCGTCACCGTCCTATTGCCATAGGCGTGCAGGGCCTGGCCGACGTCTATATGATGCTTGGTCTAACCTTTGATGAACCGCACGCTCGGCAGTTGAACAAGGCTATATTCGAGATAATCTATCACGCGGCCCTGACAGAGTCGTGCGAATTGGCCAAGGAGGAGGGCCCATACGAAACCTATGAAGGTTCTCCCGCCTCGCAAGGAATCCTACAGTTGGACATGTGGGGGGCCGAACCGAGCATGTACAACTGGAATGCCCTCAAAGACAAGATTGAAGTCTGTGGCCTCCGAAACTCACTTTTGGTCGCACCTATGCCAACCGCCTCTACCGCCCAAATTCTAGGGAACAACGAAGCATTTGAGCCTTACACAACCAACCTGTATCTCAGGCGGACTTTGGCGGGAGAGTTTGTGATGATCAACAAACACTTGGTCCGTGACCTGCAGAAACTCGGCGTATGGACGAAGGGAGTCAAGGATCAGATTATCGCGGCCAACGGTTCGGTTCAGGACCTCCCGGGCCTTCCGGCTCGCCTCAAAGAGATTTACAGAACATCTTGGGAGATTTCTCAGAAGAGTATTTTGGATATGGCGGCTGACCGCGGGGCCTTCATAGACCAGTCACAGTCTCTGAACATCTTCATGGAGAGCCCCACCACGGCCAAACTCAGTTCTATGCATATGTACGGGTGGAAGAAAGGGCTCAAGACGGGAATGTACTACCTGCGGACCCGATCCAAGGCCCAGCCCATTAAGTTTACTATAGATCCGGCCATGCAAGTGGCGGCCCTTGCGTGTTCGCGTGAAAATCCAGAGAGTTGTGTGATGTGTTCAGGCTGAGCCTGAACACGGGGGTGCGTTCAGGCTGAGCCTGAACACGGGGGTGCGTTCTGGTTAAAATATTAGTAAGTAGTAAATGAATTTCAAGAGAACTCGTGCTTTTTTCAATAAAATCCGTGGAAAAAAGACGGCGACTGGACTACCCATTAATAGCCATGGTAAAACCCCTAACGGAACCGCCGTGAATGGAATTAATAAGAATGGCCGTCCTGTGACTACCAATAAGATAACTAATATCAATCACAAGACTAATCCTAATGCTTATGGGGCAAACTGGACAGTGAACAGTCGGGGAGAGGTGATTCCAAGACACAGTATATAAACAAAAGAATTATAAATAAAAAATGGACAGGTGCTGGAAGAATCTTCCGAATGATCTTGTTCTAAAGATCATAGACATGTCGGGGGATATTGACCTTCGTCGAGCTTTCGGCTTCAAGCCTCGAAAGCTCGACGAGAGCCGCGCATGGCGTCTCTGGTACTTGCTGAAATCTCATGATGGTCTGATTTACAACTTGGAGACCAAGTCTCTGCACATACTTCGGATCCCGGGATGCCACGTCATCAGGCGGCCGATAGATCTGGACTATGTAGATAGATGGGCTTGGATTTTCAATCAGGAACGCAAGTCTCACACTGTAGAGATTACAACCTCCGCGGGAAAGTACTGTTTTATTCCCGATGCGAATGATTATTTTCATACAGAACTCAAGGTTCTTTTAAAGGGTTCGGGTCTTGCGAGAATGATTAATTTCTCTGGGACAACTTTTTGATTTCAGAGTTGTAGTGGTTGACCATCTTGGCGTACTGATTACGGATTTGTATAGCATGAGCCTTCTTGGCCTCTAGGACATTCCTGGCACTGTTGCGCGGACTCGCGCGAGGGGCGCGGGGAGGGCGACCCGCGGAGGGCCGTCCAGTTGAGCGCGCGGCGCGGCGCGCCGTCATCAAGTTATTTAATTCTTTTCTTACTTTTTCACAATGAGCCTTGTGTGGTGCGTACCATTCCATAAAGTCCTTGTTGAAAAGCACCACTAACGCGTTCTGCCCTGCCCGCGACTTGGCCTCCCGATACGCCTTGCGATACCCCGCAATCTTTTTCTCAAAAGAACTTATGGAACTATTCGGCACGCGGGCCCATGTACAAACCGTCTTCCACGCGTTCCCCCCGTGAAGTAGAGTGTTTCTGGCATTAAACTTGTTGTTGGCCCCTGCTAGCATACTTAAAACCAGCAAACAAAATAAATATAAAGATGCCTAAGTGGAATGAGGTGAACATGGAGTACTTGGAAGTGGAAACTGGTCGTGGGCGGCCAAAGTTTGGATTGGGCGGGGGTCCTTTAAAGTTCCAACTGCCCCGCGCAATTTGCCAATGGGGATACAACCCCGAGTACAAGTCCTTTCAGGTGAGTATTTGTGATGGCGCCTTTATCGAGTGGTTCAGGTCTCTTGAACAGAAGCTATGCACTGATGTTCCCTATCGATCAAACCTGAAAGATGGTCAGTTGCGCCTGAAGGCGGACGATTCAACGTTGTTTTTCGGCCCTGATGGGGTCCTTTTGGCTGACGGGCCAGAACGCATGAAAGGGGCGGATGTTTCATGTATTATGGAAATTTCTGGATCTTATTTTTTTCAGGATATTTACGGCCTAACATGCCGTGCTAATCAAGTGCGCATCTGGAATGAGGGAGGCGCGCAGGTATTTGGTACAGAGAGCGAGATGGGTTCGCCGCCTGCTGTTGTTAGTCGGAGAGTGCTTTTGGATGATGACTGAGTTACATCATAGCCTTGGCCGTCTTGTAAAGCTCTGAGCCCTTCTTGGGGAAGGCCATCTCTCCCTTGGCGATGCCCAGCTCCTTCTTCGCCTTCATGACCGCCTTTATCCATGGATTGGCCTTGGCGCCCTTGGCCTTGTCCTTGCTCACAATCTCGCCCGTCTTGGGATTGCGCTTGAGGTCCTTCTTCACGAGACCACCCGCCGTGTGATGAGCCGTACCATTCATGACCTGAGCGCGGGATCCTACTGCCTGAGTGTGCGACATTTATTACTTATGCACATTATTTTCTGAATAGTCTGTCCATTAGGGACTTTTTCACTGGTGACTTTTTCTTTGGACTAAACAATTTTTTTAATTTGTTTTTATTTTTAGCGGACATCATGGAGTTGTTATTCGCAAGACGCCGCATGGCCCGGGCAATCATATTATTACGGGCCTTTATCAAGGCTGCATTTCGCCTTGTGGTCCCTGGCGATGTCTTCATTTACTTTATACCAACTTTAATTAGGGGCCCAAGGATGGTTCAGAACTGACGCGGCATCACCAGCCCATCGGAAGCGGTCACTCATGTCCTCGGGTGGATATGAAACAACATAGCCCGACTTGCTCATGAGTGTAAAATATACTAGGAGAAGGACAAGAGATATGACTATAATCCTCATTACAATTACACACTAAAAATCTTGCGGACCGCCCTGGCGGTGACTCCACCCTTGAGCGTGGTGGGCAGTTGTAGCCTGAGGCGCTCGTCCTTGAGGACGTCTGCGCAAACCGCCGACTTGTGCCCCTGGAGATCGATGATCGACTGCTCTATACTCGGCAAACCTTCAACCTCCGCGTAGATGAGTTTTTTGACCCATACCTTTCCAGTCTGCCCGTTGCGGTGCGCTCGGCAGATGGCCTGAAGCTCGGTCGCAGGATTCCAGGCTGGGCAGGTGATGTAGACCCTTGTGGCCGACTGCAGGTTCAGACCAACACCGCCCGCCTTTATCTGAATAAGGAACACGGGCGCGGGTCTTGCCTCGCTTGTTTGGAACTGAGCGATACGCTCGGCCCGCTTGGCCGTGTCGATAGAACCGTCTATTCTGTAGACCGGGACGCCTGCCTTGTGTAACCGCTCGTGGATCTCATCCATCTCTCCCATAAACTGGCCGAAAACCAGAGTTTTTTCTTCAGGATGCTCGGAAATCATCCGCATCAGGGTCTCAATCTTGACCGAGCCGCCAGTCCAAGCCACAGGGTCGCTGCTCTCTTTGATAGCCATACCATCCAAGTAGAGCTGAGGCCAGGCCATAACCTGCCTGACTCGCAAGAGGCACTCAATCAGCTCCATCTGGTGAATATTCGCGTTTCCTTCCGCGAAAATCTCTTCGACCGTCTCTTGGCTTCTTCTGTAGACCTCGCGGTACAGTTGAGCCTCCTCGGTATTCATCGGGAGTTCTACCGTTTCGATGTCGCACGGCGGAAGAGTGAAGCGCTCGCAGTCTTGCTTTGTACGGCGCAATAGGTACTTTTCCCGAATATCATTTGTGTAGCACTGAATGTGACTCTTGGGAATGCCCACGAATGCACCCAGAGTCACGAAATCTCGTATAGAGTTGAAGATGGGCGTGCCTGTAACGACCCAGCGGATACGGGCTGGCAGGACACGGGCCGCCACAGTCGACTTGGCCTTTTGGTTCCGAATCTCGTGGCCCTCGTCTAGGATAATTCGATTCCACTCTACCGATATCAGAGGGCATATCGGGCCGCCCTTGCGCTGAGCCAGGACAGAGTAAGGGGCGATAGTCACTTGAGCCGTTAGATCCACGTGGCGATTTGGGCCATCGAACAAGTGAACCGTCAGGTGCGGGGCAAACTTTGCTATCTCAGACTGCCACTGTGTTACGATAGACTTTGGTACGATAATGAGAGTCCGAGGAACCGGGTTGGCTATCATAGTTGCCACGAGTTGGACGGTCTTTCCCAGGCCCATCTCGTCACAGAGAAACCCGCCTGGGTAGTCGTTTGCGCGCTCACGCGCCAGGAGCCACTTGACGCCCTCGCGTTGGTGCTTGAGAAGGCGACCTTGGAGAGCCATGGTCGAGTGTGTTTTTGAGAGACTTCATTAGCCTCTGGAACAACCTTGGGCACAAAACCTTTTTTCCCTGACCCTAGTAGGATGGCTGACGATAGAGGCCTAGTTAAACTTTTGGCTCAGAAGTTCAAAAATCTCACGGGTAGTCAGGTCACAAAGGAGGTTCTGAACGCCCCGCCTGCCACGCAGGCCGCGGCCGCCGCAGCGGCCGGCACTGTTCTTCCAAAAACAAATTATACAAATCTTTTGAGGAGAATTCGAGGTAAAATGGCCGCATCTCTAAAACTTTTACTTTCCAAGGGTTCTCCTGCGACACCGCAGGCACAAGAGGCTGGTGCCGCAGCCACCCTGGAGGCTGCGGCCACTGGTCCTTCACGAACGAGTCGTGCTGCTTGCGCAGTTACAGGACTCGTCGCAAAAGTATATGGAACAATACATGAGGCCCTTGGCCACTTACCAGCGCTATCTATACTTGGCCAGACCTCGGCTAGAGTGCCTATCTGGAGCGAGCGTTATGGACGCGTCACGCCCAAGCTTGTCCAATCTCTTATAGACAAGTTTGGTGCGGCAAAAGCCTCAGCGCTAATAGGTAAAATAGAAAACAGACGGTTCGCACGGGTTACACCCTTCCCAGAGAGGTACACGCAACACGACATGAGCGCCCTCTCATCTGCCCTACCACCTAATGTTTTCAAAAATTTACAAAAATATATTCTTTTAAAAACTCCCCGTGTCTCAGTGAACAACTCGCGTTATAATAGCCAGTCAGAATCCCTTCTCAAAAAATTTTTATCAGCAGGTGTGCCCTTTGACGTGGCCACCCGTGCATCCCACGTACTTTCGTCGAGTGGTGCCCGCACGAACTGGTCCAGACCCAGTGGCTCATCAATAAAAAACTTGCCTAGCATTAGTATAATGGGGTCCTTCCGAACCGCGTTAAATATGATTTCACATGCCCGCACGAAAGCTAGTATACTGGCGGGTCTGAAAGAGCTTGAAAATAAGGGAGTGCGGCCAGTGTGGATTTCCGCAATCAAGCTACGCCTGCGCACCGCCAAGTCACCGCAAAACTTTGAGAAAATTTCCAATGATTTCGCAAAAGCAATAGAGGCTCAGGCATCGGGGAACTCTTCGGGGGCGGCTGCAGCTGCATCGCGGCCCAACGGGGGACCGGTGGGCGCTGGAGTGCCAGTGGCCTTTGGCGGGAAAACAAATCAGAATTGGGAAAAGAATGTTAGAAATAAAAGCCTGGATAATATGTCCCTAGAAACCCTTGTGAGCCTGCGTCGCAAGTACCCGTCAAAGAAGGAGGAGATTGACCAGGCCCTAGGACCCAAGGTTGAGAGCTTGCTGAGCCGCAACAGCCGTTACGGAACAAGTGGGATTAAAACTATTCTTAAATTTTTGAAGAATGCCCCGAACCTTCCAGGGAAGGATCGCGTGTTTGACCTTGTCGAGCAGCGTATACAAGAAATAGAGTATGATGCGCGTAATAATCCCGTCACGGCCAAGGAAAAGCTACGGCGGTTCAGGTCGGCCATAGGCTACAGTGGAGGTCTCTTCGGAAACCGCAATATAGGCCGCATTTTCTCCAATGCCGAACGGGAGTACAACAGAAAAATCGCAGATAATAGGAGGAGAAAGATGAATGAGAACCGTAACCGTCGTGGCCTGCCACCCCTTCCCCCACCCCTGCTTAATAACAGGCGCCCCGCGAACAACTACGGCGCCCCGCGTGGAAATATGGGTGTTTTCCGCCCTCCCGCCAACCAGGCCGCGCCAAATCTACGGGCCCCGCCCAACCTTGGCCCTCCCCTGAACATGGGGGAGACTCGGGCTATAAATAACATAGGCGGTCCTAACAAGGCTCTGAACCTCGTTCAGAATGCGGGAGGCCCGAACAATGTGCTCCGCGCTGCCAACCAGCTCAAGGAGGCGGGTGGTTCTCCAGAACTGGCAGTCGCAAAGGGGGCGAATGCCAAGAACGTGAAGATTGTTCTTCAACTTGGCGGAGCAAATAATGCGGCCAAGGTGGCGACGGCCGTTCCTAAGCTCCGAAAGCGCCGTCGCTCCAAGAAAGCCAAGAAGGCCAAGACGAAGGGGCGTCCCAAGGTAACGGCCATAAAGAAACTTCTGCGGTCCCTGCCCAAGAAGAAGCTTCTGGCCATCCTACCCAAGTCAAATAAGAACGCTCTGAACGGAAAGAACAAGGCCAATGTAGCGACTCGCGTCACCAGCTATCTGACTGGCCGGACTAAGAAAAAGTAGGTCCTGTGACCAGGGGGCTTAAAGCCCTGAACCGTTGTTTAAGTAACAAGAAGATGGAAGACACCTTCCGCTACATCCTCACGCTCGACGAGGTCAAGAAGGCTCACCCCGAGTCTTCTTGGGTCCGTATCACGACCGTGACGATGATTGCCAAATTTGAGAGGGACCTTGACCTGCCCTCATTTCGCGAAAACTTCAAACCAATCAGGATCCGAACCAAGGGTTCTTCTTTCGGCGGTTTTGAGTGGAACCTGAAAAAGACTACGTTCTACAACCAAGTAACCATCTTCACGCGTGACCAATACTCGAACAAGAGCATCAAGCTCTTTCCCAACGGCTCCGTACAGGTCGCGGGCTGCTCGGATCTTCTCGACTGCCAGCGGATAGCCCGTGAGGTGAACTTTATCGTGGGTCAGGTCTTGCCGACTGATGTTCCGAATCGCCTGCTCCCCGAGACCATCAGCGTGAAGATGATAAACACAAACTTTTCTCTCAACTCGGCGGTCAATCTGACCAAGGTTATCCAGGTGTTCAGTCAGGCAAAGATCACCTCCCGCGAGCCCGATGAGGCTCCGGGGATGTTCCTCGTTACTTTCGACCCCGATCGTTACAGCGCCGTCAAGGTCAAGTTCTGTCCAGCGCCAGGCATGAAGCGGGTCACGGCCAGCATATTTTCCACTGGTAAAATCATTGTCACGGGGGCACAGACACTCAAGGAGATTGCTCTGGCCTACAAGATCATCAATCAGATCCTAGCGCCAGCATCCGTACGTCTGGGTGCATCAGACAAGAAGGACAATTTTGAGACAATCCTCGGTCACAAGTTTAGCGAGTGGGTCCCGAAGCTTCAGGCGGACGGGCGGAAGGCATGGTCGGCGTAGTTTTTTCCCTCGCCTACTAGTAAATGTCTACGCGACTTGGAATGGGCGAGGGCCGCTGCCTCACATCCTACCTTTCGAACAAGCAATCGAATGATGTCATCATGGCCCGTAACGGCATCCAGTTCGAGGACAACTACCACTACCGCCAATTCCTGCAGAACGGCGGCATCCAGGCGCTGAACATGCCGTTCCGCAATGCCGCATGTGGCGCACCTGTTCCAGTAGGCACGGCGGCTTTAAAAAATGGCAACCTTAATCTTAAATGAAGATCGTGATCGACGGGAACATAGGAGCAGGCAAGACGACCCAGTTGAACCTTTTGAAGCGCCTTGGCGCGAGGGTGTTCAAGGAGCCGATCGAGGAGTGGCCTCTCAAGGAGTTTTATGAAAATCCCAAGAAGGGGATATTTCCTTTGCAAATGGCCGTCCTCAGAACTGTCTGTGACCAGGGGCCAGGCATCTATGAGCGCTCACTCCTCAGCTCGCGGTGGGTATTTTGGGAGTGGGCCAAGACACGAGAACTAGTAGAACATGTCAAGACCTATGAATATTTTTATGATAAACATGCGTGGTCTCCCGATCTATACATATACTTAGACAAGTCCCCAGATGAGTGCTATCTTCACATTAGCGGCCGGCGTCAGACGGGTGACGACAAGGTAACCTTGGGTTATCTGAAGGAGCTTGATTCTTTGTACAAACAACTTCACGGGAGGATTTCGTGTAAAATACACATCATAGATGCCTCGCGCAAACCTGAGGAAATCCATGCCGAAATTTTACATATTATAAATAATAATGAGCGCTCTGAGGTGCTCTTCTGTGACAACCCAGGGGACGAAGTGCAAGAACCTGGCGACCCACGAAGGAAAGTGCAACGCACATCTTGCCCAAACGTGTGCCGTGTGTCTTGAAGACATCTCTAGAAGTTCTCAGAAACGCCTGTCATGTAAGCATGTGTTTCATACCAAGTGCATTTTCACCTGGTTTGAAACGTCCGATGAGTGTCCACTCTGCAAGTCCGAGCAGGATGCCGACCCCATCATAGTCTTTAAGCGCCATGTAGAGGAGAACCTCCGCCTCAAGTACAAGGACGCGATCAAGTCTCTCGAATCAGAACTCGCCCGATCGCGGCGAGCCTAGAAAAACATAATAAAAGATATATTTCATGGAAACGTGCCTAGGTGTAACTGCGGCTGGGTCTCGGTGTAAGAACCAGCCAGGCACGGGCCAAACCAAGTGCCACATGCACAGGGATGATGGGACGCAGTGTTCGGTCTGTTTACAGTCCCTCGCCCGTGCGACCCGGACCTTGCCGTGTGGCCACGAGTTTCATCTTAAGTGCGTAGACCGTTGGAAGCGCTCCTGCAGGGGTGACCCGACTTGTCCGATGTGCCGCACTCCCTTTGATCTTCCAAAATATAGAGTACGTATAGTTGTTGACAGGGTCGCAGAAGGGACACACGAGGTTCGGTCTTATGTCACTTCGAACATCCACACCATTCGTGAAGAGTTTGGTCTGGATCTTCGAGTTCTCGAAGCGCATGAAGAAGCAAGTATGAATATACTTTTTGAACTTGAAGATCATGAAAATATTGAAGAAGTTTTTAGGTCTTTGGGCGTGCCCGGTTAGCCCGAGGGGGCGCGTTCACGGATCCGTTTGCCCGATTAGTTCGGTTAGTAGGAGACCCAGTAGTGACCGCCCCTCTCCTTACGGCATAGGCACTGCAAAACTTTGTATAGTGAAAACCTGGATGCCATCGTCGATCCGACTTTCTCGGATCGACAATGGTTCGGCCCTTGGCGTCAATCATCAGGGGACCTGATGCGTGCCCTTGCTTGTGAGACCATAGATTAACGGCAAAGCGAATAATCCTCCCAGGAACAAGCTTGGGGGCTCCCGCGATGTTACGAGCAGCCAACATACGAACTTCTTTATTATTTGTAGCAATTTTTCCATCAGAGTTGCTCAGGGGACGACTTGACTTGGCCGCGGCAGCCGCCACGACTGCAGGGCGCACGTGGAAAAACTTGGCCAGTTTAGCCACAGTATCCCCAATCTTGACCTTGTAACGCACCGAGCCCATCTGCACATACCAGTGAAAATCTCCAGAAGAATTTCCAAAGTCATTTGTTGGCGCAACAAAGCACATGACCTTGTAGAATCCTGCAGGCGCCTTCCCGTTCGGGTTACGCATCTTGCGGACAGACCCAGGATTATCGGCCAGGACCCGCTTCACTATACCATCACAATTGCGGAAGTTGAGGCCGTTCGAAGATATGCCACTCTTGTTTCCAGGGACGCTCTTGGATATCCGGGTCGCGCTGAAACTCCCAAAGGCGTAGTCATAGCAGTTGTCGTGAACGACCCCCTTCGAGCCCCACGGATCCCAGGTGAACTCGCGCTCCCAGCCCGATTTCGGCAAGGCCCGAGAACTCGTCGAGTCCATTATTATCTACAAATATATTATAATGCTGACTATCATTTACTCTCGCGACCGTCGTGAGCGCTTGTATAGCCTCCTTGTATTCATCATATACGTAATTTTCTGGACGTTTTTCCTCAAGTTTCTTTGGAACAAGACCCTCGTGCCTCACATCAGCGTCTTCAAGCCCGTAGGCTCGCTCTTGGACACCTTCCTGCTTGCCGTGGGTCTGGCCGCATTCAGATTGTGAAGTTTCGGAAGTCCTGGGTAAGATCTCAGTCCGTACTTGAGGCGGCCCTCACGGGTATAGCGGTCGTTAAATCCACGATATCCAACAGGTACCCAAACGTCCAGACGGGCCATGGTCTTCTTGAATTTGGGATATCTTGATAAAAGCGTTCGCATCTCTTTCAGGAAGAGGTGAGAGTCGTAGCGGGCGTCGGTGCGAGGTCCTATCCCATAGACTCCCGCAGTTCCGTTCTCAACAGCTGTATTTACCGCGGGATTGTTTCCCCCCGAGCGGGATAATCGTGACCAGCCAAAGTCAATAATTTTAGCCCGACCCCCAACTATCATCACATTGTCAAGATGTAAATCATTGTGACGAAAGTTTGGATACTTTTTCGATATAGCCTTCAGAGTCGCCAAGACTTGCCGAACGGCCCGCATGACTTGGGCGTCCGTAAGGGTCATGTGCTTCTCTTCGACCCAGTCACGTATAGAGATCCCCTTGATCTTTTCCATGGTTAATATGCTCTGTTCGTGAAAATTTTTATGTTTATTTTTATTTTCTTTTATATTCTTTTTAAGATCCGAGACAAAATCCTTCTGTGTGGAAAAGCCGAGAACCTTGGGGACCCCTCCACGGGCCACCTTTTGCACGGCCGCATGAATCTTGTATTCAACAAGTGCGGGCTGATTTTCGCCGCGTTTTACAGCAGACAAGTCTCGTGGGCTCACCTTGAGAGCCACGGGACCTGCGTTATAGACGACACCCTGACGACCAGATCCGAGGACCTTCATACTAATAGTAATTCAGATATTTATTACACTGGTATTCTAAGTCTTGACCCTATTCACTCCTCCTCCTCCTCGTCCTCCTCTTCCTCTACCTCATCCTCAGACTCAACCAGAGCGCGGCTCGGGAGCTTGTTGGCCGCGCTGAACTTGACCTGGTGAACGCGGAAAGTGGCTCCGAAACCAGCGGGCGTGCGCCAGATCTGGCTGAGCTCTACCAGGGTCGTGACCAACTGACCCTTCTCGAGCGAGTCCAGGGGCACATCAGTACCAGTCGAGTCGTAGGACTCAGTCTTGATAGCACCAGACCCAGGGTCAGTAATCACCTTGAGGTTCAGGAGCGGCGAGTAGCCCTCCTTGGCGGCGGGCTTGAAGGGCGACTTGTACATCTCAGTCAAAGTATCACGGCTCATCTTCTTGCCCATGATCTCCTCACAGTGGTCATAGACAAAGTTCAGGACAGCCTTGTTGATCTCATCAAGACGCGACGCCACGGCTGCGTTGTCTACACTCAAGGGCAGGTTGGTGCTGGTCACCTTGCCGGAGTTCTCGTCAGTGAAGGTGCTCAGGCCGAAGGGGGCCTTGAGGGCAGGGAGCTTCAGCATCAGTTTGCCACCCGACTTGTGGTTTAGGTAGACCATCTTGCCACCCTTGGAATTCTTGCGCACATCGCTGAACTTGATGTCGGAGACAGAGAGGTCGGAAATCTTGGTGATTGACAGAGCCATTTGTAGTGCTTTCTACTTATACAGTGGGGCTGGTCTTTAGGCCAGGACACGGGACCAACTTTTTTGTGTGCGTCTCGTAAGGTATGGCCGTCGCGTTTACCAGCAACTTAAACGCGAATACCGAGGCCGTCGCAAGAGCCATTTGGTCTAAAATTCAGAACAAAACTAGAATAAATAATGCGCCAAACAACCTTAAGAATCTGTGGACCCTGAAGAGCCGCGTAAATCACAATGCTACGGTTAATTATAATCAAAAATTTTATAAGAAACTTAATGCGCCGCTGGCATCTTCTAATAATAAACAAAAATTTCCAGATGTAGCGGAAACCATTCCTAAAAAAAGTTTTGCAAGAATTCTGAAATTAAGTAGGACAAAACAATTTTCTGCTATAAATGAACTGTCGGCCCTTCAAAGAAATGCCGCCAAGGCTAAAAAAATAGCTGCTAATAGGGCTGCGTCTAACACTAAGATTGAGGCCATCAAGAAAAAAAGAATAACAAACCTAGTAAGGTTGTTGAAACTTAATAATCTTAAAAATGATCCTATCGAAGCTGGTCACAAAATAAACAATCTCAGGCCCGGACAGCGGTTTATAAATAAAACACCTCTCCTACGAGCATTAACAAATCAAGATATAAAGAATTTGAGAGAATTTTGGCGCCAGGCTAAACCCTCTGAAAAGAAAAATATAACATCTATTTTGAGGTCAGAGGCTAATAACCTCAGAAACCGCCGGGCCGCCGCCAACGCAGCCGCTCTCGCATCTGCAAGCGCCCGTGCCAATCAAGTTCGGGCCAACAATGCTGCCGCTCTACGGAACAAACGCAACCGCATCACAACCCTTGGGAATGATATTCTAAAGCAAGTTGGCGGGTTTGGGAAAGGAACGTATTTTAGGGCCACCCCTGGAGCATACAACAGAACCGCGGCCAGATTTAAGAACAGAATAAATGGCGTGAACAAAAAGGCTCTTACTAATTATATCAATAGCCTAAAGATAACTAACAAGTGGAAGGGCAAGAATAATGGCAACGCGAACCGAGCCAAGGCCGTCATAAACATACTCTTCCCTTCAAAAAACTAGCACAGCCCGCCTCCACAAGTCAACCCACGGCGGGCAATGGAAACAAAGGACTTTCTTCAACGGCTCCACCATCTTCTAATAAATTTTCTAAATTTTTACAAAATATAAATTCAGCTAATTCGCCTGGAACGCTAACCATGCTTGAGCAGCGCCTTGCCAAGAAAACAGGCGAAGCCTTTACTGAAAATCAAAGGAATAATGCACGTTTCGCCATAATGGAAAAACGCAAATTATTTGAAAAGCCTCTTACAAGAGGCCAGGCCCTAATTGCCCAGCCGAATTCCTTCTGGGAGACGAATTCAGGAAGGCTCCTAAACAGTCCAAGGTTTCAAAATATTTTGAAGAGGACAACAAATAAGGAACCTCGATTTCAGATTGGGTTTGGCCCCAAGTCTATAGATCCTGGCAAGGCCCAGTTTAATGCCTTTCGGATGAAGAAGGGGAACAAGTACTACGGAAATCTCAACGTGTGGAGTAGTCCCAAACTTGTGGAAAATATACGCAAGTCTAAAAATTTAACAAGTCTTCAGCAGGAGGCTCTCAGCCGCATGATCCGTTCAGTCAAGTTGAATAAGAACGGGGCTCCTCGCATTGGAAAAAACCGCATAAAACTCACGTCTAAATTGATGAGCATTACAAACAATGCGGCCCTGAAGAATGCTATTAAAAAGCAGATTGAAGAGGAGGCGGCAAGGGCCGCCTATACATCACAGTCTTCAAATAGCAACGGGGCCAGGCCCAAAATACCAAATACGCCAGTAAGCTCTAGCTCGAACAATAATGCTCGTACAGCATACAAGAGTCATCTCAGCAATTATGGCAACTACTAGTAAATGATCGCCCTCTTCTTCCTCTTTGCCTTGCTGGCCAGCCCATTGGCCTTCAAGACCATCAGGAGCATCCTGGGAACGTGGGTTGCGTCGGCCGAGGGCCTTCCCACCTTCGCAGGAGTCTTCTTGCACGCGTTCGTCTTCGTGCTGACCCTTCGGCTCCTCAAGTACCGCCCAGGAATGCGGGCAAACTATGAGGAGCGGACCATCTACGATCCCAGTGTTTCCAGGGTGACCGACTATGGCTCGCGCCTGGCCTCCAAGGGGCCAGATGACATGAATAAATTTTAGTTGGCTATAATAAATGTGGATGAAGATGCTAATTGTTGTCCTTCTTTTCTTTATCATCGCAAACCCAGCCCTATATAAGGTGACCCGGGCCCTTGGCGGCTGGGTCGCCAGCCCAGAGGGCCTGCCCAAGACGGGCGGTCTCCTGCTCCACGGCATTGTGTTCGCAGTGGTTTGCCGCATGGTCATGCGCATGCTGTACCGCCGCAAGATGCGCAAGTACTACTCTCAGTACGAGGACGAGAAGTACGAGGACGAGAAGTACGGTGAGGACTATGAGGACGAGAAGTATGGCGAGCCCGAGGCCTATGATGAGAAGAAGGAGGAGTAAATAAAAAAATCTGTAAAGAGTAAATGCTGGTCAAGATTCTAATATACATGATCCTCTTTTTCCTGGTTGCCAGCCCAGCAACTTTCAAGCTTATGCGCAAGCTCCTCGGCGGCTGGGTTGCCAGCGCGGAGGGCATCCCCCACGCCCCAGGTCTCCTGCTCCACTCGGCCGTCTATGTGCTCCTGGCCTGCTACATTCCAGCAAAGCTCGTGTCTAGCTTTGCCGAGGACTTCGAGGACGAGAAGTACGAGGACGAGAAGTACGAGGACGAGAAGTACGAGGACGAGAAGTACGTCGCTGGCAAATACTCCAGCAACGCCAAGGGACCCAATACTCAGGCGTTCTATGGCGTGAATGACTCGCCCGGTCTCTTCTAAAACTCCTCATCAAACCTGACCGAGTCGCCCTCTTCAGCCATCCGCTTTGAATAGTCCCCGACTCTCTTTTCAAAAAAGTTCGTCTTTCCCTCGAGACTAATAGTCTCCATCCAGGCAAAAGGGTTCTCGGCCCCAAAGATGGGCTGCTGGCCCAGCTGCTTCATCAGGCGATCACCAACGTAACGAATATATTGTTTCATTTGTTCGGCATCCATACCTATCAAACGGCATGGAAGCGCCTCCGTGATGAAACTTTCCTCAATTTCTACTGCGCTCTGAACAATCTTGTGAATATCTTTCGAGTTGCACTTCTCCTGCAGATGCTGATACAGAGCCACAGCAAATTCAAGGTGCGACCCCTCGTCCCTGCTGATGAGCTCGTTGCTGAAGCACAGGCCAGGCATAATACCACGCTTCTTGAGCCAAAAGATGGCGCAGAAGGAGCCAGAGAAGAAGATGCCCTCGACGCACATGAAGGCGACTAGGCGCTGGGCGAATGGGGCGTCCTTGTTGAGCCAGTCGAGCGCCCAGTCCGCCTTTTCCTTGATGGCTGGTACGTGATCTATACTCTTCAGCAAGAGGGCCTCCTCCGCCGAGTCCCTGACGAGCTTGTTAATCATAAGAGAATAGGTCTCTGAGTGAATAGACTCGTTGAATCCCTGATATGCGTAAAAAGACCTGGCCTCGGCAATCTGGACCTCAGAGCTAAAGTTGACGTCTATGTTTTCCATGACTATACCGTCCGAGGCGGCGAAAAAGGCCAGTACCATTTTGATAAAGTGCCTCTCATCATTGTTAAGAGCATCCCAGTCCTTGAGGTCCGTGCTTAGGTCAATCTCTTCGACGGTCCAAAAGGACCCGACTGCTTTCTTATAGAGTGCCCACAAGTCAGGGTACCGTATAGGGAAGGTGGTGAACCGATCTGTGCTCGGTGTAAGTAGTTGCTCCATTGTATTACTAGCGGACTATTTCTTTAGAGGCTGGCGTAAAGTTTTCCAAGAGATGTGACAGGGCCCAGTGTTGATTAGTGCTGGACCGTTGGAGGACCACCGCTTAACATCACTGAGGGCGCGAGCTTCGAGTCCATCTGGTTAAAGTCAGAGTCTTTGAAATGGATGTTCGCCTCGCGTGCATTGAGGACATCGAGGTTTGCGATTTGTGATTTGAAAGACGTGTATTCTTCACCCTTTCTCCACGCAAGTATGATGAGTAGAGCGAGGATAGCTGCGATGAGACTATCCTCCATTATGATCTAGAAGGAAGTTTATTATTTGTGATTTCAATTTGTTTGGAAATGGGTAGGCTATCCCAGACGGATAGTTCTGCTGGGCTGAGCCATGATGGCGGTGGGAGATTCTGAGATGTTCCAACGTAGGTTGGAGAACTGGATTGACTGACCCAGGTAGGACGAGGGATACTCTGAGATGGGAGAAGGGCCGTTGCGGCATTTGTAACAGTTGAGGTTACTGCTGGAACGGGCGCCGGAGTTGTGGACACGGCATTTGTAACAGTTGAGGTTACTGCTGGAACGGGAGTTGTGGACACAGACGCAGGAGTCGCCGGAGTTGTGGACACAGTCGCCGGAGTCGCCGGAGTTGTGGACACAGTCGCCGGAGTTGTGGACACAGCCGCCGGAGTTGTGGACACAGCCGTTGCGGCATTTGTAACAGTTGAGGTTACTGCTGGAACGGGAGTTGTGGACACAGTCGCAGGAGTCGCCGGAGTTGTGGACACAGTCGCCGGAGTTGTGGACACAGTCGCCGGAGTTGTGGACACAGTCGCCGGAGTCGGGGATGGTGTCGGCTTTGGATGCGCGTTCGGCCCAGTCCCGCCTCCGCCTCCGCTTTTCTGAGCATATTCGCTAACTTCAAATCTAAAAAATAAAATTAAAATTGTTAGTGCGAGTATAGATGCGATAAGACTATCCTCCATATTATGTTTGTATAAAATAGTATGGCCTCAACCCAGATAAATGGCTTCTATGCAGCCTCGAAAACAGTGGCCAACGTAATCACTTTTTACGTCCAAACACCCATGCCATCAGGTATTCAATATGGCTGGACGCTAACTGGACTATCTGGTATTCAAGGAGATACCCGAGTCGTAGCTACAACCCTTCAGCAGGGGAACTTTCCTCAAAATGGGCCCTACAACGCCACTATAGATTTCCAGGTAAACGCTCCTCAGACTATTCAAGGGGTTCAGCAAGCCGCTGCAGTAACCGTGGCTCCAACACAAATCATAGCGCCTCCGCCTCCTCCCACCCTGACGGGAGCTTACTTTACTCAAATGGGTCTAGTTGTATTTTATTCAAGTGTTCCTTTGCCTCCGGCGGTCGCGCCTGGTTGGACAATCTCAGGCCTCCCGGGTATGCCTTTTAGTCTGAACGTCGCATCAGTCTCTTTTCAGTCGGGAGTTATTGGCCGAGTATCTTACAATGGCATACTCACGGCCACACCAATACCACCTCAGCCCCTGTCATCTCCTCCCGACCCTTCAGCTCTTCAGAAACTCATGTCGGTTCTGCGCCAAGTCGCCGCCTTAGCCGAGGTGCTAGGTGGAAAGATGCTGGGCCTAAGTTCGTACGTTTTCAGTGACCCAGACAAGCTCTCCAGTTACCTATCTCAGTCAGGAAATCTTTTAAATTTTTTTGTTTCTAAAACTGGACTAACATCAGACTCTATTCTCGCCGACCCCACGCAGCTCAAGGGAGTTCTGTCCAGTCTCCCTGAAATTACAAATGCTATTGGGTTCCGAATGAAGGTAGGACGAAATAAATTGGTAGATGGCTTTCTTAATGATAAAATAATGCTCATGGCATTGGGTCAAGGTCAGGTGCTCGTGCCAATGCTCCCATCCACGGATGCGTATCCAAATGGGGTTCCAGTAAATGCTCAAGGTGGTCTGTTCAACCCCAATATCTCGACAGCCTTTGTACCTGCCCAAGTTTCCACAGTACAGCCGCTCGTCAGGGCCCCTATCGAGGACTCAAACTTCAAGGTTCTTCCGAATCACATGCGTGATCTGGATGAGAATGTTCCAGTCCCGCCCTTGGCTCCAGAGCCCCTCACGGAAAAACGCAATCTAGGCTTCAATGCAGGCGGCGTGTTATCCCTTGAAGCATTTGGCCCTCAAGAACAATATATTTCAAATATTCACAACTTTACAGAGAGCCAGTGGACTCCAAAATACGAACAATACACAAACTCTGTTCTGTACCAAGATTACCTAAATTTAACACCTATCGCATCTAATACCTTTATTCAGGCATCTGCGCCTGGCACGTGTATTGTTCAAATACAGCCAAAAAATCAGGGCGATCTGTTGGCGAACATGTTCCTTCAGTGCACCTTGCCTGGCTTACCAGCCGGTAGCAGCTACACCAATCAGATAGGTCGGGCCATTATTCAGCAGGTTGATTTTATTATTGACGATGTTGTTGTAGAGTCTATATACGATGACTGGCTCTTTATCAAAGATCAGGTATTCCTTGATTATGATGAGCAGATAGGTATGTTTAACCAGGTCAATGGAGGTCAGCCAACTGGTACAACTGGTATATCTCCAACAACTCAAGTGCCGCTTACCATACCTCTCGAGTTCTTCTTTTGTAGAAGGCACAGTGGTGGAAATAAAGGACGTGAGCGCCTCCGAAAACCCTTCTTCCCCTTGTGTGCCCTTTGGGGAGGACAAAGAGTTTATATAAAATTTACTTTTAGACCTCAATACTGGTTTACAAACTATTCAGGAACTCTGGATATACAGAACCCTATACTTTTGATTGAGTACGTGAAGATTACGGATTCTGAGAGAATGTATTACAGAAACTCACCCCTCCGGTATATAGTTCCTGTCGTCAAGCGCGATGGCACGGCACCCTATGCAGGTACAGTGACTACAAATATCAGCGCAAATTTTCCAGTACAAATGATTGCCTGGTTTATTCGAAACCAAAACTACGAGTCGACTTCCGCGGCATACTACTCTGTCAGATACTTGTACGGATACGCCACACAATATCAGACGGCGGCTATTCCACTAAACTTTGGAGCAGCATCACAGACCACTTCAGTCAATTACACAGATGTTATCCAGACGGTAAAGATTACAATTAATAATCAGGATATTCTAGACACATTCGCAAACGGGCCTTACACATCCTTTCTGCAGCCTATGCAGCACGGTCTGTCCGTTCCTCAAAAGAATATTTACATGTACTCATTCGGATTGAATATAACAGAATACAATTCGGGTGGGTATCTAAATTTTTCAAAAATTAATTCACAAACTTCCAATCTGACAATTACATTCTTACCACAGTATGCCACGGCGCTTCAGAGTTACAATCTGTACCTTTTCTACTATGGGTTCTCGGTTTTACAGTTTAAGAATGGTTTTGCGGGCGTATCTTATCTTTAATCATGTAGTCAATGATGCCATTGGTCAGGCACCACTTGATAAAATTAAGTTGGGCTACGGTCGTGCTAAGGCCCTGAAACTCTATGCGCTCCGTCCTACAAAAAGGATCAAAAAGTTTCTTAGAGTATCCGTCAAGACTCGACTTATAAGCAACATGGACAGTGAAGGGTCGGCCTGTAGGGGAGTCGTATGTCACGTGGCGATTCTTTGAATAGTTTGTCACGAACCACTCAAGATTCCTAAGGGAAATTCCTTGTGACTTGGTCGTGAGGATATCTTTGAGATTTGTCGAGTTCTCGGGCTCAGAGTAAAACTTCGTGAGAGACTCGAGCAGAAGCTCTGAGCGACCTTGACTCATTAGTTAGTAGGGCCCTCAAATGTTTAAGCCTGGAGCCTCAAGCCGAAGGCTTGGTCTCGTGAAATCACGAGAAAGAGGCCCCGAGGGCCTCCCTCGGTCTAAATGTTTAAGCCTGG